CCACCTCACCACCAATAGCACCGAATATAGCTGCTGGTGAGGTGGCTATATTGCCTAATGCCGTCAATGGGCTTCCCTGAGCATATTTATCCAGCCCGAAAGGTTCTGCTACTCCCTGAACAAAATCTTGTCCTGTAGTGTCTTTAAATGGCTCATTGCCGCTTACTGCGTTAGCCAGTTTCTTAGTGCCAAAAGTGGCTGCATTAGCTGCCGATAGTTCTGTTCCTACCTTAGCATATTGAGTAATGGCTTTTAATCCCGTTTGCTGTACTTTTTCACTAAGTGTGTTAGCCTTGCTCAAAAAGGCTTTAGTAATATCATCTGCTGTAGCTTGTGTTCCCTTTTCGCCTAAGTCCTTAATAACATCTGCGGTCAAGCCTGATACGATATTACTTTTAACGTCACTTCCAAGTGAGTTAAACACACTCCCCATACTCCCACGTCCCAACGCTGTACCAATAACGCCACTTCCTAAAATGAAAAGATCATCAGAGTGGTTATCAAACTTAACTCCATTCTCCTTCATTTTATTCACTGCTACCGCGGCATTACCCAACTGCTGTAAGCCGAAACTTGTACCGCCACTTGAAGGTGCTACGATTAAAGCAGGGGCCATGTTGGCAAAGCCATTAACCGCATTCTGTACGCCACCCATACCTTCTTTTAAGTAGTTAGGGTGCATACCAAAAGTAGCTTCAGTGCTATTAGCTACAGCGTCTAATGATTTTTTATAATCCTCATCGCTTAATGCCCCGATTTTATTCATAGCATAAGATAACGGTGCGGCTACAGTTTCTTCTACGCCTTTATTTAAACTGCCTATTACGCCTTCAACACGTTGCAAAGCTGTTGGTGCTTTATAGGCTTTTACAGCATCTATACTTGGTGTGGCTACGGGTATTTCACCGCCATGCGTTGCTCCGTAGGCTTGTACTGCATTATTTAACGATTGCTGGCGTTGCACATCAGGGGCTTGTAACTGTTGTTTAAGATGCGGGTCAATTACAGGGGTATAAGGCTGAACGTTAGACTGCTCAGTAGGCTGCTGGAAAGTGGGGATAGTTCCTAAGCCATTTGGCAATGGCTGTGAGGTAGGCGCGCCACCTGTCTGACCACTTTTTTTTTTAATTCCTACCTGCTGATAAAACTCATCAGGCGTCTTATTAAACCCATCTAAGTTGTCCTTTAAAGCACTATATGCCTTTGCTGCATAAGCAGGGTCTTGCATAGATGCTTTAAACTGTTCAGGTGTTTTATTAAAGCCTTGCAGATTATCTTTCAGGGCAGAGTAAACCCTATCAACATAAGCGGGTTGTCCGCCTCCTTCTTGCTGAATAGGTTGTTCCTGTATTGGTGCTTGTTGTAGTTCTTCTGCCATTATAATCCGTAATCAGTAGCCGCTTTTTTGTGTTTGTTTACCTTACTTGTTCCTGATGGTGTAGTTTGCTGTTCCTCGTTTCCATAAACAGGCGTTTGCTCAAACTGAGAAATAGCCTCTTTAAAAGACTTTTGGTTCTTTACATTAGCGGGTATTTTATTATAATCCATCAAATAGTTACGTGTCTGTGTATGGTCGTTAGGGTCAGGGCCTTCTAATATAACCATACGTTTGTACTTAGTCATTCCCGGTTGCCCTTCATATTTAGGGCTTATTGGCGTTCCTGCTTTAATATTACCACCTGAGTTTTTATATAAAGGAATATCACCAACGCCTGCTATCTTGAATGAACTCAAAGGAGATAGCCCTTCGGGTTTACCACCAGTAGTAGCATCAATATCAGGTGATGCACTAAATGCCACACTACCGCTTTTTACAGGTACGTAGTTATGAACATTAAGGTTAAACCCACCTTGTTCGCCTGCTGTTGAATATGGTATTTGTGCTACATCTTGTGGCTCAATAGCGTTAGGACTTGGTGCTTTCTTTGCTGCTTTTTCTTTTGCAAGTTCCAAACGTTGACGTGCCAAATCTAAGTTAGCTTCGGATAAGGCCAACCTGTCTTCTCCGTAATTGGCTATTTTCTTAGGTTCAACCTGAGCGTCTAAAGCATCAGCAAACTGGCTGTATACTTTGCCATACCCTGCGTTTTGCCTTGCAATCAATTCAACTAACTTATCTTTAGCATGCGGGTCGGCAGGGTCAATTCCTGCTGCCTGCAAAGTTGCTGCAAAGTGTGGTTGTGCTGCATTCTGTATAATATGGTCGGCTGTTGCATTTACTGAGGGTGCGTCCGTTGGATAAATAGTACCTCCTGTTCCGTTAGGCTGTCCGAAAGCGTCCCCTACCGTTGGATTAATACCATTCTGCGCAAGATAGGGTGCAAATTCAGGTTGACTTAATATGGTTTGGGCCTGAACAATATGCCCATGCCTGTTAGGGACTGTTACATTATACCCGTTTATAGTCTGTTCATTGCCTTTAGCGTGTCCTAGCTTAATCGCATCGTTTAAATCCAAGTTGCGTTCCTGTAAAGGCGGTGGTGCGGTATATAGTGCCTTTACAGGGTCTTTATAATATTGTTGCAGCCAATCAGTAGCCGCTTGTTTACTTTCAGGTGTATAGTTCTTGCTCTTATCAGCCAATGCTGTTCCTAATGCCACCGCTCTTACATTAGCCTGATGGGTAGATTTAGCTACTGTATTTAAATCATTGGTCTGCCTTACAAAATCAGGATTAGTAAACGGGTCTTGCCCCGTCTTGGCATGATAGTCCGCTGCCTGACCTAATAAATCGTCAAACTTAGGCTGCAACCATTTGGTATATTCGTTAGCTATTTCAGGGGTTTTAAATTGATACAGATGTTGTGCGTACTGGTCGTTGGCATCCTGTTGCGCTTTAGCTAAGGCTGCGGCCTGCTGACGGCGTTCCTGTGCCTTTTCATTAGCCAACTGCATAAAATATCCAACTGTCCTGCTTTGAGGCAGCACATAGGCTAATCCCTGACCCATTCCGGTATCAGTTCCTTCAAAACCACCTAAGTCTGTTGCATCTGCCATTTGTTAAAATTGTTGCCAGCCTGTATAATCAGGCATCTTATAAGGTGTATAAGGTGTTTTATTAGTTGTTATAGGTGTTGCGTAAGGTGAATTAAAAACAGGTTGGCCTTGTGGCTGTGCATTACTGGTTCCGGTATTCCCACCACCGAACGCTGTAGCCGCTCCAACTACTGAACTTCCAATATCATCTAACCCCGAATAAAGGTTCTGCTCCCCTGCACCATACATGGAACTTGCTAAGTTAGCGGTACGCAAATAAGGCTGTAAGGTGTTATTCTTATAAAGTTTATCCTGCCAGTTAGCCTGATTGCCTAATGCGTTTTGATACTCCCCTAATGCGTTAGCTTTATACTGCGCTCCCTGTTGTGCTAATTGGTTCGTTGCATTGTTCGTGCCTAACCCAATACGGGTAGCTAAATCAAGTATATCTCCACCACTTGTAGCACCCTGTGAACCTCGGTAAAAGGAAGATGCAGCATTACGATTAATATCGTTTCTTGCTTGCCCTTCTCCCGGCATACCGTTCGTGTAGTTTCGTGCCGCTAAGTCAGTAGCTAATCCCACCTGATAAGGCATTTCTTCCGGTGAGAAGATATTACTTTCTGCCAACCTGTTAGCTTTTGCCTTCTGATTAGCCCCGTCAATGGCTTTGTAAGCCCCTAATCCGGCACTTACTACTCCGGCTGCGATAATTCCTGCCATTTTCTATCTGGATTATAATCACTAAATATACGCTTTTCAATCGTTTCTACATCACGACAATTATCTTCGTTGTAATGATAAGTACTCCAAAGACAATCCGTGATAGCATAACCGCACCTAATTGTTCCTTTTTTAGTCACTCCGCGATACGGTGCATCTATAGTTACTAAGCCATCTTCTGTCCCGATAACTATTTTACCCATCGACATTTCATAGGGATGTTCAGTTAAATGAATGTAACTTGTCAAGAACGCGCCTGCCGGGATAAACACCGAACGGATATACATCTTTTCAGTGAAATCGTGACCTATTGGCAAATCACGTAATGGGTTTACCGCCATTAGCTTTTCAGCTTCGCCAAGAAATTCTAAGAATCTCTCCTGCTTACTTACAACTATTTCTTCCGTTGTTTCTGTCATCTTGCTTTCTTCATATTGGCTATAGCGGCATCATATGCAGCTTGATTAACCCCATAATCTATTTTAGTGCCATCTGATTGAGTCAATGCAGCCCCCGGATACCTTTGTTGAGATGTTTTACTGCCTAGCCATCCGTCTACTGCACTTAAATTTGGCATAATCTCATCAACACTCTTTATACCATTTATTATTGTTGGGTCTGCTTTGTATTTATTCACTAACTGTTGCCTGTAGGTTTGTAAATCATTTTGAACATCTGGCACACGGTCATACGTTAATGTGAAATGCGGGTCTTGTTTCCGGTATTCTTCCATCAATTGCTGACCCATATTGGTATCGCGATTATCTAACGCTGCACTACCCTGTATTCCTTTTTTCTTTAAATACTCAAGGAAATTATTCCACATTTCGCGCTCTTGAATTGTTAGTGGCGGCTTTCCTATTGCCGTAGCGGCTGAAATCTGAGGTGTGTTCATCTAAATAGTTTTATAAAGATAAAATATTTTATTATATTTATATCGATTATTTAATCGACGTGCGGGTCGGATTAGTAAAGATATTTAACCATTAACGGGGGATAGACCGCACTCTTGAACTCGTTAGTGGTTTTTTTATTTATATGGAAATTAGTCAGGAGCTTGTAAAGGAATTATTTGATTATAAAAATGGTAAACTTTATTGGAAATCTCCGAAATCTAATTCTGTTAAAAAAGGGCAGTTGGCTGGATATATAAGAGCGAATACCGAAAAAACTGAATACAGTTATTACGTAGGAGTAAATGGTAAGCAACACCCAATAAGTAGAATTATATTCCTTTGGCATACAGGATACTTACCTAAAATAGTTGACCACGCTAATAGAAATAGGTTAGATAACCATATTGAAAATCTACGAGAGGCAAATAATAGCGAAAACTGTAAAAATAGAAGATCAGCCAAAGGCTCAACATCTATATACTTAGGCGTTTCATGGTATTCAAGATACTCAAAGTGGAAGTCTGGAATTAAAGAATATAATAAAACATCACACCACATCGGTTATTTTATATCGGAAGAGGAGGCAGCTTTGGCTTACAACAAAATGGCTGTTAAATTACATGGAGAATTTGCCAACCTTAATATTATAGCCATTTCACCAAAATGAAAATACCCAATTTATATGCTACGTTCCGTTTCGATAAAATACGTGGACACTGAACTAATTTCATGATAATCTGTATCATCACACTGTAAGTCAACAATCAGCCACCCTCCTTGCATCTTTCTGCCTCCAAATAAAGCGGCTAACCTTCGCTGTGTTGGGTCGCTTATACCTGCAAAGTTCGGGTCGTTAACGTCGTTTAGCAAATCAGCCCAAAGTTTGTTGTCAATCAGCTTAAAGTTATTCTTCTTTAGCTGACTGAGCATCCCATTTGGGAATTGGTTACTATCCGGTGTGCTAATTGCAGGCATATACCATCTTCCTACAGCATCTAACCTGAAATTATAAAACAACTTCTCTCTTTGATACTCTGTATTAACGATTATAGTCAGTTTTGAACTGAATTGATCTCCGTAGAAGTTATTCTGTACAGGATTGGTATTGTGAACCCATAAGTTCCCATTCTTCCATGATACGAAACTGTCGATAAATTTAGCCATCGTATCATTTTCGTATTCGTAGTCGGCTGTCCATTTGTTAGCCTTGTCGAAGAAAGAAATAACTTGTGCCGATTGCGGGCCAAGTAGTAAATCATAAAATTTAAGCATACTGATACGTAGCGTACCGTCTGAATAAAATGATAATGAGGTATTACCTGTTTGGGTGATTGTTTCTGTATAAGTTCCGTTAGCTGTCCTATTTATTCCATCTTGCGTTCCCGCATTAACCCATACTTGTCCTGATACATAATTGTCTACGGTGTAAGTGAATACATAGTCACGCCCTACAACTAACCCAAAATCAGTTAAGGCTATAATTTTGCCTGAGTTACAAGAAACGTGCTGAGCATATTGACCATCGACTGACCATCCGGTCGCAGTTGCAGCGATGGGGGCATTAATGAAGCCGTCTGTATTTTGGATGATCTGTAGTGCCATTTCTATTGATATATAAACGTAAACGATACCGTATCCGGGTCATTAGCCGGTGCCGCTAATGTAAATGTATAAGTTCCGGCATGATTAAACAACTGCGGAGTATCAACATTTACACCATTAACTATCATAGCTACATATATTCTTCCCGGAATAGTTGATACTCCCGTAACAGCCATATCATATGTCCCTGCTGTTAAAGTAGTATACACAGCTGATAATGACTGTCCCGGAGATAAGTTACAAGGATTAAATCCGGCTGGTGTGCCGGTTCCTGTACCATCTATCACACTTGTTATTGATCCTCCATATTGCGCATATGCTGAGAAATTACCTACAGGTGGTGGTATTGGGCAACTCCCTAAATTCTCTACCGTTGGAACGTAGTTCGTATTCACCACCCTGTTAGTTAGCAATACCCATGTCCCCGATACTCTCTTATATAACGTGTCCGATAAACCATTATACCAAACATCCCCGTCTGAACCACCTGAAGGGGTAATATCTGAATTAGGGTTGTAAGTTATAGTAGCCGTATTGGGCACTATGGCATCAGGTGATATGTTTTGAACATTCGGCATGATACGCCCTGTTAATACTGCTGTACCAACATTCTGCTCGTCTAATACCTTCCATCCTTCCTGACCGTCATTAGCCCCGTTTGGCGCGTTACAGTAGTTAGTACTTCCATCAACAATCCAGTTATACGTTGGATTAGGGTCTGTTATTACCGTAAAGCAGAACTTTATAACCGGTGTTAAACTGGTATCAGGTAGCGTTCCCTGAAAGGTAAAAAAGTCATCACCTAACGTGCTTGTTCCGGTTATTTCTATCTGATTTCCTGTCACTGTAGCGGTGCTGTTAGCGGGTTGTGCTATAATTGCCCACGTAGTGCCATCAGAATAAAGGTCTAAAGCCGTTTTCCAGTCGTTTGTATAAAAGTTACCATTGAAAATATAGTCGATATAGGACGGTATTGCCCATAAATCCTCACCACTAAACCTATCATGTACTCCTGTTATCTTTACATCGTTCTTAGATATTTGTGATAGGATAGCCCTTGCTTTTTTATCAAACAAGTACAGTTCCGATATAGGTATCGACCCGTCTTGTGCGATACGGATAAATACACCTGAATTAGCAGATGCGTATTTCTGATAACTACCGTCATCCAGCCAGCTTTCAGGGTTGTTACCTATGCCACCTTCCCATGATGAGTACTGAAGGTCGTTCAATAATTCGGAAGACGTGGTAAGCAAATTATTACCACTGTTATCCTGTATCAGTCTTTTAGATACCGGACTCCACGTAGTTTTTAATGACTTAAAGAAGTACACATAATCCCCGCGCATACGGGTTAATATAATAGCCCCGTATTGGTCGTTGTAGTCTTTCCTGTCTACGTTATCGAAGTCGTTCAGCCCGTTTATCCTTGTTCCCTGAATGTAGTTATTGCTAAAACGTATCCTTTGCGTAAATTGTATCTGACCGAAACCCTGATCTTGCGGGTATATCCTGCCTGTACCATAAAGATTAGACTGGTAAAAGTCTGAAAAGTTAGGGTCGCATATCTGGTCAATAATTAACTGAGGATTTATCTTATCGCTATTGGTCGGCATAGCCCTGTTACGCACATAAGCATCTCCTTGTGATACTTGAATGATAGCAGGGAAGTTTACAGGGTCGCTTGGGTCTTGATTAGGCGAACCAGAAGCGTTAGCAATATTTCCTACGAACCCACCATTGATAATAGGGTATTTCTGCTGAAAATCAGAAAAATTAAGGAACTCTAAATTATTGATGTTGTTATCAGGTCTATAAATCTCTATAAGCGGTTGTGCGCCACTTCCAAAAGAATAGCCCGTTGGCGGTTTTTTTATCCTTATGATACCCCTTGTATCTACATAAGAGAAATTGGGGTAAATAGTAGTCGTGTTCGTACCGCTTGCATAAGTTACGTTAGGCTGAATAGGTTCGTCCAAAATATAATCACCACCCGACACCCCTGTGATTAGCCGTTGTACATCATTAATTACTATATATTTCCCTATATGCTGTAAATCGGGTGTAACGCTTGGCGTAACGCTGTTACTGGCAGGAACCTGAACCGCTATATCTGAATTGACAACTTCGACTACCCTGTCTGAATAACTTAACACCTCTGTTTCGTAGAAAGGGGTATAGGGAGTAGGTGGCGCAGATGCTTCGTTAGATATTAGCCTTAGCCTGTCCCCTCTTTTAAACTCATATTTAAGTATCGTATCAGGGTGTATCAGTTGATAGGTAAATAAACTACCCACTATCATATCTAAATAAGTATCCTCATTAGCTACTTCTACCGTGTTTACCTGTTGAATGAGTAATTGAATAAAGGTTGCTGTATCGTTTGTCCTTACCAATGAGTAATAGGTCGCCCAACTTGGGGGTAAGGAAGTGATCGTAATCGTGTGTATAGGTTGTTGTAAGCCTATTGGCGTAACCCCGTCTGCCGATGGTTCGGTTTGAAAAGGCGTGCGCACCAAAAGAGAATTAGTGGTGTAAACGTCACTTGTCACGCCATCATCATTATAGAAGATAATGCCATACTTACGGGACGCGCCCATTTTTATAGTATTTATGGATAACCCATTATCCAGTAAGGTTGAATAGTTAACAGGCGTTACGGAGGTAGAAAAGGTGATTGAGTTTTTGCCCTCATGCGCCTCAATGGTAAAATCCCATGACGCATTACCACCTGCTGCGCTTTCATTACTCACTGTGCCTGTCCCTACGGCATCAATCGTCCTTAACCATTGTTTGATACGTGCTGCAACGGTACTTTCCGTATCTGCGTTGGTAGCTGTGTAAGAGAAGTTCTTTCCCCCGTTACCGCCATAAGACTGTATAAAGAATACGTTGCCTTTCTTTACATCACTTCCGATGATAAAATGGGTAGTTGTTGTCCACCATGAGTTAAATACACCGCCATGCTCTGTATTGCTTATCAGTGTAGTGGTGAACGATGGACTGTTTAGCTGTGATACCGTGCCTGATGGAAGATAAAAAGGTTTAAACGTCACCGCAATAGTCGCATCAACATGAACTACAGGGAAACCTTCCAAAAAGTTTGAATAGGACATCGCCCTGTTTAAGAACGATTGACATTTGGGCTTATAGGGAAGATAAGAGTACGGACGTGCTACCTTTAACTGGTCTACTGTGATAAGTGGCCCGTCATTATAAAACGTATAAACAAAAACAGAATAATCGGGAATGCCCGAATCTGCTTTATTGAGTACTACTACGCTTGCCCAATCATCCTGATTGATCTTTACCAGTAACTCTATCTTGCTCACATCCCTGCTGCCTGTCTCCATGCTCCACTCAATAGCGTTGTTATTGAAGGAAACATCACCTATACCAAGATAACTTTCATTAGGCGGCAATGGCACATCACTGTAAGGACTGCAATCAGATTGTTCGTTATCGAAATAATAAAAGCGATAACACATCTTAAACTGAATGCCATACAGGTAGTTTGAACTTTTGGTCAGATCGGTTACGAATTTCCACGTAGGTGAATATACCGGAGCTTGCTTGTATGCCGTAATAAAATCCTCTGTAATCACCGTTCCATAGCCGGTCGAGGTTTTATCTATACAACGATTTGTATTCGTTTTACGAGCTTTATTTAAGCCATCACACCAGTATAATAAGTCGTCCTGTATAACGTCTGCGTGATATATAGGATAATTGGGATCGAATTTGAGAATATCTACACCATTGGTATCAGTCAGATTTAATAATACCTGCGTAATGGTGTTGGACTGAATATCGTAAAAGTAAATACCGTGATTGCCGTTAGAGTTGTAGTTGAAGAAAAAAAGACGTCCGAGTTCTTCGTTGGCTGCCCATCCCAAGCACTTGTTAGTTCCTGATGGTAGTGTGTTCAATACTTGGGTATTACCGAGAACAGAAGTAGCCACTCCGCGTCTCCCTGAGCCATATACGCGCATATTAACCATGCGCCTTAATGCAGTAGGTTTTAGATATTGATCTGCGGTATCAACATCAACTGCCTCTGTGAAAACGTTTGTGGTTATCTTTTTCTCAGCCATGACTTACATTTTTGGCGCTGACATAACATTTGACCTCATGGCATCAATCCAAACTGTTAACCCCTCATCCGACTCAAAAGAACTCAGCCTGTGAAATTCTTCCTTATAGTTCTTCCTGTTAAGTTCACCTAATTGTGGGTTACGGGTACGATAGTATTTAGCTAATGCAAAAAACTCAATAGCCTCTTTACATTGAGATGGCACCCATTCAGGAATTTCCGACAATCCATCGCTTGAGAAAAACATGCCATACGTGTCACTGCTTTCAACCCTGCACCCGTTTATAAAACTCTGTCTGCGTGGTTGGTCGTAGGTTACAACTCCGTCCTTCCAATATCCGCTTGGTAGTCCGTAAACCTCACCTAAGCCAAAGTTCCACGACGTATAAGGCGCAACTGCATAAAATAGGTCTGTTCTGAAAAACTCCCATAACTGTTGGTCGCATGACGTATCTGAAAGAGAAGTTTTATTGATTGTGCCAAGTAAAGAATCATCAACTGCCAAAGCAAATGACCTTTTATGTAAAGTTCCCTGATTATCAGTATGAGTGCGAGTTACAAAAGTCATTAACGGTTTAACACAGGCAGAAGGCCAACAAATAGCGTTTCTTAAATCGGGTATTAAACCCTCAGTAACGCCCCAACAAGGCATTGCATGAAGCGACAAATCGCGAATTGCGTCAAAAATACAACCCCAAATAGTGGAATTATTGGTAAATCCCGGTTCTCCGGTTTCTTTACATAATTCAAGCATTATCTGCTCTGTCGCGACAACTCCCATTTAATTTAAATAATAATCAACTGTAACGTAAATCCAACATTTTATAGAATGTATCTTATAGCTAACATGGTTCTTTAAAGTTACTTTATTCCCCATGTCAGTTGTCCTTAGTGTCCTGTGTATAATCCTGTGGTAACTGTCTTTCGCCAAGAAGGAAACTGACCATAAGGTCTACCACCTTAGTATCTCCGTCTGACGGTAATATTACTTCATCGGTATCTAACATATCACCTACATGAACCCATTGTTTAGTCCTTACATCCTTTACCAAAGCGGGTTTATTATATAGCCAAACTTTGGTTTGTCCTTCGGGGTAATAGCTTATGCAGGTCTTTAATTTACCGTAGTATTGCTCCAAAGCATCATCTCCCTGAGTAAGTGGGAAACACTTTTTACCACACATGGTATTTACCTCTAAAGCCCTTGCTTTTGGCAGTGTGATTAACTTCTTTGGCAGGGTAAAATAATATCGTTGAGTGGTACTATCCTGCTGTATCACTATGTTCTCAAAAACGGTGTATAATAGTGGGTTGATGTTATGACCACCCTCAGACCTGTTTTCAGCCCAATACTGGCCTACCATAACATAATTGACAGCCATAGCAAGGTATGTTTCACACTCCCCCCAACGAACTGCTGTATCTGTAGTGGGATGCCCACCTTCGATCTTGATTAACGCCTGTGATATGATTTCGGCCTTAGTCACGTTTACCCTCCCCGGCTTGCGCCGATTGAATTATACCATACTTAGCGTATTCTTGAAGCAACTGCTCCCTGATATTCACGCCAATTTTTTCTAATAATTTATATAAAATTAAGTTGGTGGCAGCGGCAGGCCATGCCAAATCGACACTGTTAGCTGCATCGTAAGTCATTATATCCTCGTCATCCGTTTCACTGAATGTAAATGCTATATAAGCAGGTGAAGGATAGATGAGATAAAACATTGAATAAGGAATTGCCTGTGCCGGATAAAAGTTTGCTGTAGAAGGTGAATTAAACCTGTAGTAAACATTCTTCTTAGCTACGTTAGGTGCGCGCTGTGGTATTCTTGCTATGGCCATCAGTTCATTTTCAGCTACCGATGGTATGCCAAATTCGATTAAACTTGGACTTGTGGCATAACCTACTCCTAAAGGACGTGCTACTACTTCTGGCGCTGTGCCTATTCCTACCGTGCCGTCTGCATTAGATGTACCTGTCTGTGGGCGAACCCAAAAATCAAGTAGCGACTTAACTTTTTCACTCTCATCATATATTGGACTGAAGTCGTTAAAAATCTCACTTTGCACTTCGGATAAAGCAGAATTAAAGTAGGCGACAATATCTGTACCACTTTGGTATTTGGCTATGTATGCCGAAGTCCTGTCCCATAAGAATTTTACAGCTATCATCCTGTTACCAAATATATGAAATAAAGAATATATTATATAAAAAAAATGGAGGCTAACCAAACCTCCATTTAAACCACATGAAAACTAAACCCAATTTATATTTTGATATTATTTACCTGCCTGTACAGGTTGATTTCGTCCATCAATCCCTCTGCTGCCTTTTTTGAAAGCACATGCAGTTTAGGGTCGTTCAAGTCCATCTCCGCGTATTTCTTTACCTTTTCGAACTTGTACTCATTTTCCTTTAGCTTCTTGTATTCGTGCAACACGTCCGGGTCTACTTCTGACATCGTTTCTACAACGGGGGCTTCTTCAAAATGCTCGTCATTTTCAGCATGTGCCAAATTGGTAGCTATTGAAGTGCCTTCCAGTGTCTGATTGATCTCGTCTGAATACATATACCACTTAGCTGATAAATGGTCGTCAAGTATCTTACGGGCATCAATACCATATTGAACGGGGATAATTTCGTTGTTATTCAAATACCAACGCTGCATACCGTTTACGGTGCGTAGTTGGATAATATGACGGTCTATAGCTTCCTGTATCTTGCCTGCAAAGGCTACTTCCCTGCTTTCTGCCTGATTGATAAAGGTAACAGGGTCTTTGTAAGCACGTTCTTTTAACTGGTTCTTAACCACTTCTGCTGTCATCTGGTCTACACCACCGATACCCATCCCCTTTGCTAAGGTACGCAGGCGTTCTATAGGCCATGCGTTGTTACCTAACACGATAGACATCGCTATAATGCGTGTTTCGTCCTTATCGTTAGACACCTTAGCCAAGTGATCGTTGTCAAGGAACTCATAGATAACGGGTGCTTGCGGCTTCCTGAACGGGCTTTGTCTGTTCATCGGGTTGATATACCAGAAAAGATAGGCCATATCGTCATTCACTACTACTTCGCCACCTTCCCCTGCTTTTATCTCGTTATCCGAAGGGAAATATTCAAAGTTTCCGTCTTTATCTTTCTTTTGTGAGTTTGCCCATCTTACACGTACATCCCGGTTTAAGGAAGGTACATATACAGCGTATTCATTACACAAAAGACGACCTAAGTGACGCCTGTTACCGTCTTGGTCTGTCCGTGAAGGAAACTGAAAGCGTTTTTCCCTCGGTGAAGGGATTGAATTTTTGGGTACGTTAAGCAGTTCAAAAAGTTTTGTTTTATTAACTACCTCATTATCAATGTAAAGAGCCATGCTATGTGTTTAAGTGTTTAAATAAGGGGGCTTTTACACCCCCTATAATTTTAGATTCCTATTAGTTTAACCATTAAGTTAGCTAAAGCCATTTCCGCACCGATTTCAGAACGGATGTCAAGGAACTTAGCATCTATTGAAGATGTAGCAGGGTCAATACCTGCACCACCTGTATAGTGCTGTTCCATTTCACGGTTGTAACCGCCTAATGATTTGTAACGATACCCTACTGAAGCAGTGGCGTCCTTGTCGAATTTGCTTTGTACAAAGTCGATTGGAAGAACATAGCCTACGCCTGCCCAGTTGTACCCTTCTGTACCGGCACCCATCTGCTCGTTCAGTTCTTCCTGAGTGCGTAACAGGTAGTTGTAGCCACCTTTGTGTACACCGTCAAATGACAGCCACAGGAAGAAGTCCTGAGGGTCAGAGAATGAGCTGAACATATCAGACTTGATCTTTCCGCTTTGTGCCGCGTACTGGAAACAGGTGTTGTTCATGTACGTTTTCAGCGTATTGTCAGCCTGAGTGCGCAGTCCGTATGCCATTGGCGCCAAGAAGGTCTTGGTTCCGGCACGTTCGCGCTGAAGGATAGTACCAATATTGTCAAAGTCGGTCATAGAGAAGTTACCGAAGCTGTATGACAATAGGTTACCGCCTGAGTTAGTGATATAGTCATCCAAGCCCTGAGTGGTTCTTACTGGCGCTACACGGTTTTGTGCTGCTGCCATGTTCTGAGTAACGTTATTATCACCCTGTACAGAGAACCATAGCGCTTTGGATATTTTATCCATCTGCTGCTTTTCGGTGTCTTCAGAACCTACGATCATCATGTAGTTGCCTTCCTGACCGCCTATAGCCTTGATAGGCATACGGTCTGTCATGGCTGACCCTGTGATACCATACGCTGATTTGATAATCTGCGTGTTATTCTGTTGACGGTACAGGCGTGGCTCTTTCGGGTCTGCGCCTAATGTACCTTCTGCGAAAGCATTCGAGGTAATCCAATAACGGGCACCTGCAACAAGTTTTCCTGAAAGATCGTTTGTTGAAAGGCGTGGTTTAATGGTCAAACGGTGAGGAGTAACTGTTTCATCTTTAAGGATGATCTGCGCCTCGCTGTTGTCCACTAATTTAATAATATCCCATTGTGCAGGATAAGAAAATGACTGAGTGCCATAACCTGTAACAGTGGTAGTATACATCGAAGCGGTATCAATCGCTACGACTACGGATGTTCCCGCACCTGTAGAGGGGGTAATAACCGAACCTACCAAAAAGTTATTGATGATCCAATCTTTTTCCCAGTGTGCATACACGGGGCCTTCAAGTGGTTGCCCCAAGCCCATTTCTTTGAGCATGGTATACCAATTTTTATCCATTCCATGCCTCGATAAGAGGTCTTTACGTACCTGCGGAATGTCGGCAAGTAAACCAAGTCCGGTTACGAAACCTTCCGAGGTTGTTCCCATCACGGTGGATGGTTGATTTGAGTAATTATAAGGTGCTACTGGCATTTTTTTAAGTTGTTAAAGTTTGTAATATTCCTTAACAGCGGCTGCCCTACTATCCCTGTCTGATTTACCTGCGTGTTCTGTGTTATCCTGGCCTCTTTGTATGGCTGATGGGTTGTGGTATTCCTCGCGTATCTTCTTTTCAGCCACGTTAACAGCGTGTTGCTGCCATGCCTGATGATTTTCGAGTATCAGTATACTTTTAGCAAAATCTGATATGCGCTTTGCGCCATCTTCGTTCGCGGGTATATTTGCCCATTCAGATTTGATGAACTGCGCTACTTTATCAGGTAATGTAGACATGCTTTCCTGTGACGGCGTAAAGTCGGCTGTGATTGCTTTGTCATCTGATTTCCCGTTGATATTGATGTTCGAGAAAGAGATTGATTGTAAAGCGTTCTTGGCTAACGGTGCTAACCTGTCGATATGCTCTGTCTGCTTTTGTGCCTGTATCTGTTGCTGTTGTTCGTATTCCGATGCGGGGGCTTGCGATACCTGTGCCTTATGGGCTGTCAGGAACTCCCGGTCGCCTCTCGCATCTACTTTAAGACGGATTTGCTCTCTTGCAATAGTATCTTCGTCATGCTCGTCGGGGTTCAGTTTATAAGAAGACTCAAGGTAAACCTTAGCCTCTTTCTCTGTCAGTCCCTCTTTAACTTGTAGTGCCATTAGCTTCACATCATAAGCCGACATACTTTCAAAACTGTCATGCTTGTTCAGTTTCAGAAATGCATCTACCTGTTCGGGTTTTGCGCCGCCTTTGAGCAGGTCGTTGAATTTTTTTGATAAATCATTTGCGAACGGGTCAGTTGCTACTTTGGCTTTTAGTTCGGTATTCTCGCTGTCGAGTGCCTGTAAACGGCTTTCAAAGTCGTCAAACTGGCTGTACTTTTCTAAAACGCCCGCAAGTTCCTCTTTTGACTTAACTCTGCCATCGGTAATCTTTACCAACTCTCCGTCAAAGTCAAATTGTGGGGCTTGCGCCTGTTCTGCTTCTTTGGCAGGTTCAGCACTCGCTGCTGACGGTTCTGCCGGGGGTATAGGGGTATTTACTGTTTCTGTTTGTGATGCGTCTGGTTGTTTCTGTATTACGCCAGCTTGCTCTAACAAGTCTAAGGTGTCATTGGGCATAAATATATCTTTATGTTTGGTATAAAGATAGCTATAGGTGTACCTATAAAAAAAATGTGGTTTTCCTATAATTTATCAATCACTATTATTATATTTGAACGTGGAAGAACAATTATCACTAAGTATTCAGTTAAAGACAGCCCGAAAAAAAAGTGGACTTACTCAATCTGAACTAAAGGAACTTTGCGGGATTTCTACTTTTACTATTTCAGGTATCGAACGTGGCACTATTAAAAGCGTAACCACATATACATTGCAACAACTTCAAAAAGTATTAGACATAAAATTTTCATTATGAAAAACCTATTCTGTTTCTTCCTGTCACATACGTGGCTTCATGCCTACAAAACTCGCAAATGTTCCCACTGTGGAAAAGTACAACGCCTTGTTTCAGGTCGATGGGAGGATGCTAAATGAAAATACTCGGCAACCGTATCCTTATACAACCAACTGAACCTATTACCCAATTATCTTCGGGTTTATTCCTTCCTGACAGTGCAGTTCAAAAACCAAATACAGGCCGAATTGTTGCAATAGGAACACAGGCAGACTCAAGTTGGCAGGGAAAAACTGTATTGTATAATAAACTGGCAAGTGTCGAAATAGAGGGTTGTCATTTAATTAGTCCATTAGATGTTCGTTTTATATTATAATTCCTACCTTTAAATAAAAAACAATCATGGCAAGTAATATCACCGTTTCGTATCCTCCCGCACCGGGAGCCGCAACCCCACCCACAGAACTAAAATATTTTGGCAATGAATCAGCATCTACAAAGGACAGTCTGATAAACTACACGACAACCGTATTGCCTACAACTCCTGTAACGTGTTGTACAACTGATAGGGAACAGTATATCAAAGGCCAGATAGAGTGGCCGAGATAATAAGAATTAACAATAACTTAATAAAAGCCTTAACTATAAAGTGAGGCTTTTTTATTTTAACTTTATAGGATGAAAGTTTTATTTCTGGTCAAAACTACCCAAGAGTATGGAGAACAGTGCCAACCCTCCAAATCAGGGCTTCGCAATTCGGCACGTTTCGTAGTTGAAGAAATCAATAAATTCCCTGACGTGTGTGCTGAGATGCAGTTTTGCAGGGATGATAATGACTGCGACAAGTTTTTATACAAGTTTAAGCCACATATATGCATAATTGAGGCTATTTGGGTGCGTCCTGCAAAGTTAAAAGAATTAATACGGCTTCACCCTAATGTAAGATTTGTAACCCGTGTACACAGCCGTACACCGTTCTTAGCGCATGAAGGAAACGCTGTTGAGTGGATAAGGGAATATGAGAAAGTATCCGTAGTTTCCTTCAACCATGCTCAAACAAGTGAAGACTTTAATGAAATAGGTATTCGTAATGTTTATCTACCAAATATCTACCCAACTTTAAAATGGCGCGGTGTAGGCGAGTTGCCTAATAAACATATGTATAAGATTGGTTGCTTCGGTGCTATACGTCCTTTTAAAAATCAGCTAAGTCAGGCAATGGCAGCTATTTTATTTGCTGAAAGACGTAACGCGGTTGTACATTTCTACATCAACGCATCAAGGGTAGAACAGCGCGGAGAGAATATACTGAAAAATATACGTGCCTTATTTGAAGGAACGCGCCACAGGTTAGTAGAAGTTGACTGGCTTGAACACCATGACTTTTTAAAACTTATAGGCACAATGGATGCCTGTATGCAGGTTTCGTTTACTGAAACATTTAATATTGTTACAGCGGATTGTATTTGGATGCATGTGCCTGTAGTGGTTAGTGAGGCAATAGAATGGTTGCACTGTAAAAAAGCCGATCCCAATAGCGAGGGACATATAGCCAACGTTATTGAATACGTTATTTCACACAGGGCGCACTTAGTTGAAGATAATATCAGGGACTTAGATCATTACCATAATCATTCAGTGACACAGTGGTTTAAATACCTATTAAGGTAAGTTGCAATTGCAGAAAATTGTAATTAGATTTAGGTTCTCATCAGATCAGGTTTATAATTGACCCAACATGCGATACTCCATCCGGTTGGGTTTTTTAATGAATAAAGTTCTTGAATACAAGAAACCATCCAATGATTGCCAATATTATAGCAAATCCACGAAATCCCCAATAATAGGGAGCTGTGTTAGGATAGCTGAATGCTGCGAGAGTGAAAACAATCGTTGAAATCACAATCCATATCTCTGTAATGTTCATGAGATATTAACAACATAGTCAGTAAGTTGTTTTATGCTATTTTACGGGGTTCGTACAAAGCCTTAGCCCTTATTTCAGCTATCCTGTTTTGCCCTTGAATGATTTCTTTCTGAATCAGTTGCTGCATTTGCTGTTGACCCTTTTGAGCCTGTAATGCTGCTTCATTCTGTGTTTCTTGCTGTTGTAACTGGGCATCGGTTTGTCCTTTAGCTTGCTGTGACATTTGTTGTTGCTGGCCGTTTGCCTGTATAGCCTGCATCTGCTCGTCTTTGGCTTGTTGCTGGCGTTTAGCTATGGCAAAGGCCGTATATATCTGAGCTTGTTTGGTTTTGCCTGATCTGAGCATGTTTTCAATTATGAGATAATCTTGCTCATTCATAGATTGTATTCCTCCGGCTCTGGCCGCGGCACGCATTTGCATAAGGTCTTGTAGCATCTGCTGACGCTCAGCTTCCCCAATTCCGGGAACTATTTGTGTATCAAAATCGTAGTCAAATATCTTTTCACTTACAGCAACAATTTCTAATGAACGGGATATGCTTAACTTTTTCTTCTGTTCAGGTGTAGCATACTTAGCCACACATTGCCATTTACTTGACACTACTTCGTAGGTTGCCTGTGTCATCTGCACTACTGCGTTTATAAGTGGCGTCAATGAATTTTGCGCCCCTTCTAAAAGAAGTTTACTCACCCCCAACCCTGTCTGCTCATGCGGTGTCTGTGCTGCGAAAATATCATTGACCCCAGTAACTTTTTCAATCATGCCAATAACCCTACCCATATCTTCCCACCATGCACTGATTATCTGCATCAGGTCTGTTCCAATTGGTACTACGGGTCTGCCTGCACCCTGATTTTGCCCCCACTGATTTTTAGTGTCCATCAGTAAGTAACCCTCGTCTTGAAGGATTTTAAGCAGTTGCTGTGGTTTGTATGATACTCCGTCAATCTTCATGCCCTCCAATGCGCCTTTATCAATAGCTAAGTTAGGTGGTGCAGGCATTTTAGCCCTCGCTACACGCAGTTTTAGCATGATGAGTTGTGCATCATCTACAAAAGGGATAGAGCGTTCTACGATGCTTGTAGAGCCTGTACGGGTAAATTTTAGAGGGAATAACGGCCATTTTTTACCGCCTTCGGTCTTGTAGTTAATATCGGTATCCTCTCCGTAGTCAAATATATAAGCACTCCCAAGCACCATACTTGCTTTATACACCGTCATGTTTGAAAAAGCGTCTACCGTTTTCCCATCCTTTATCCCTTGCTTATCTAAAGTATAATCGGCTGCAACTTCATTCACTACCAATGTACCTGTTTTTTTATTAGTTACACTGGTTATTACTTTTGACTTACTGCCTATCCAATAGCCCCTGAACACATCGACCTGTATCTGGTCGATCATCCTGAAGTCAAACTGATTGTTATTGGTTTGTAGGGATGTGTAAAAGTTAGCGATGTTATTATCCCTGTACTTACTGGCTATCTCAACTATTTGCCTGTCTTTTAAGTTACTTGTTCTTCGCAGTTCAGCTATACTGATACTCTCCCACCAGCCACCCCAAGAGGCATCCCTGTAGTCTCTGTACTGGCTGTTGGGGAATACTGCCCTTTCAACATCAACATAGCCTTCCTCTACCTCGTTGGTATTAGGATTGGTAAACACGCGCCTTGCTGAATAACCACAAGTAATCAGGTCATCATTAATTAAATCCTCTATCCCTTCTGTTTTAGAAATATAACGGGTAGTATCAATCAAGTTCTCTAAAGCCGCTTCTTCTTCCAACATAAACAGTCCTATCGATTGAGCCAAATCAACATCTTCTGGTGAGTTTATGGGTACGGAGTTATTAGCTACAGGTGGTTTTGGTGCGGCAAGGTTTACGGTATGATTAGCATTTACGTTTTGGAGCAGGTTGCCCAATCGAATATCGGTTACGATCTTAGCAATGGCAACTTTTGTCTTTTTATCCATCAACGCCTCGTAATCACTTGCCTGAACGTTGATGTCGTATTTATTTTTCATCAGGAAACCAAGCACTGCATCACACTTTTGCGGCAATACCTGTGTCATATCCCATGAAATGTTTAGTGTTGTTTTTCGTTCGCCTGATTGGTCAGGCATTCCTATCATCCAGTTCTTATACTTGTTGATGTTGTTCCTGCCGTGACGGTACGCCCTTAGTTCAGCTATTGACCTGCGCACTCCCCACCCATCGTAAGGTAACGCACAACGGTTCATAAAGTATTTTGAACACATAGCGTTACAGGCAGCCAAGAAATATCCCTCGTCTTTTACTGGATTTGCCTCGTCAGGAAAGGGGTATTTTTGTTCCGATACATATACCGAGGCGTATTTTACTTTATCCATTTTTTAGCTATGTGCTTAATGGGTGATAAATATAGTATTTTTAAATTACAATAATAATTCAATTTTTATGCCTTTACGAAGGTAAACCACGTATTACCTTCCACTTCTTCCAAGTCCTCACCCGGAAAACGATTGTACATTTTTTCCTTTGCTAAAAGTGTCCAGCCAAATGCCACGCCGCAATCATGCGAAGTTCTTGACTTTTTGCTTTTATTCAAACTCAAAAGATCTATCACAATACGCCTGTGTTTGATAGCGTTGCTAAAGTTCATGACGTAGTGAGATATAGCCATAAAGTACTGGTCTATCGTATCCTCTGTAGCCGGAGTACCTACCTGTTTAATATTCTTAGCCTCGTATGATTTGCTGTCGAAAGTGCTTTCTGGCCTGTCCATTAGGTATTCGGCATAACCTCTTGCCCGGAAATAGCCTTTGATAGACCGTTTGTTATTTTCCACGTTCATCTGCGTACCATAGTAAACGTGCATCATAATCATATCTTCAAAGAATACATTTGGGTCTTCTTCCCTGAACAGGTAGTCTGCTACCACCTGATTGCTTTCCCATTCAAAACCAAAATCTATAGGCGTCCCGTCATCATGCTTCTTTGCCCCATCAACCATATCATCATACATCCTGAATATCATTCCTGCCCCTTTAGATGCCCGGTTAGCGTCAACTATTTCTGCTATATCATGCTCAAACGGGTCACATCCACCTCTGAAATTTCGTATATTACCGGGATAACGGATACCACCCATAATCGTACTCAGGTTATCCTTACCGTCTTTCAGCAACTGCGATACTTCCCATTTCCCGTCTTCACACGGTCTGAATATTACCTTAGAGTCCCTTTGCCCATTAACCCATTCAAAGTTACCCCTTACTGTCCATTCCTTATTTGGTAGTCCGTAAGACTCAGGGTGATCTAAGCGCTGTAATATGTCTATCAGGCGTTCCCTGTTAAAAGAGCCTTTTTCCCCGCTTGGTGTTAACGCTTCTTCAATAGTACGAGGCGATTTCCTTAGTAATGAGCCTATCGCTTTTTCTTTACCTCTCGCCCGTAAGTTAGCTATCTCACGCTCTAAACGCATTTTAGCTTCTTCACGCTTAGGGAAGCCCCAATCATCGGGTTCAGCCACATCTTCCACAGTTATAAATACCCGCCACAATCCTGTAGTGGTACGCCCATTTTCGTTTAGTTCATCCTGATTGCTATCCCTCCAAAAAGTGTTTACTTCCTCAATCTGATTGTCATCTATCTCCTCAATTGAACTTTCTACCCAACACTTCCCAACAATCTGCGCCCCATCAAAATAATGAAGGGTAGGCTTGAATACTTCCCACCACTTTATCAGTGACATTGTTTCCAGCTTGCCCGCTTCGTTCAGGATGCCCCTGTTTGTTTCCTGACCATCATAGGCACTTGCCTTCCCCGGTTCAAAATCGATCTTTGACGCTAATTCTTCCTCGCTATACTTTACCTCGTCAATATCAGCATCCTTTTCAGCCATGCCTTTCATCTTGGCATCGGTCATACGCTCGGATGGGTAGAAGAACTCCAAACGATCTTCCGGGTCATCACTGCCTTTATGAACCGGCTTCATGAACCAAATCATCTTCTTATTAGCCCGTGTAATGCGCTTAAAGTTTTTGTAGGCTTCCTCATCGTTCTTGGACTGATTGTGTCCCTGAACGTTCCTGACGCGGCTACAGAACTCGTATTCTTCCCCTAATGTAAACTCCGTCTTACCGCCTCGACGAGGACCGATAAGGAATAGCCCGTAGCAATCTACGTTACGCACCACCATGTTCCATAACTGGAATACACAGCACTGAAAATAACGAAAACCGGGATGGATATTTTTTATTGTCCACCAGTAGTTAAGAAAGAAGTAGTAAGGGCCTGTAAAATAGAGTGGTTTCCCTTTGATGATTATCCATATACCGTTCTTTCGCTTGTGCCACTCGTTCTGTATCCATTCTTCTTCTTCCTTAGTGACACGGTTCTTACGATGTAATAATGATTTAGGTATTTCAGTGTGTCTAAATTTTTGGTCTTTCTCAGGCAAGCCATAGTTGACCATATCTTTTAGTGGTGGCATACTTGGTAGTGGTATTTTGTACCCGCCAAACTCTGTGTACCCGCTCACTACCGACCAATCCGCTGTATACTTTTTCAAATCGTTGTTTTATTTACCGCGTTTTTTTCAGCATATTGTAATAACCTTGCTGTTTCCTGACGTACTACTTTCCTTGTTTCAGCATCGGGGAATATTTGCTTTTCGTAGTCCACCAATGACTTGTGAATATCAGGTAACTGCTTTTCTATACTCAGCCTGTCCTTTACCGTTTTCTCTATGTCATCCACCTTCATAGGTTGGCGCAGGAACATATTAAGTTGGTGGAAGTTGATGAGTTTAGACTGCCACATAACGTAAGCCAAATTATCCATCATGCTGAAAATTACCGTGGCTATACGGTTATACTCGGTGTTTTCACCTGAAACAATATCGGGGTATTCGGCCTTTAAATCTTTGAGTATTTTATTCAGTCTTCCCTCGTAATTATCCCTGTCTGCCTGTAAGTATGGGCTTTCCTCGTCTATCATGAATAAAACCACCCGTAATAGCTTATCATCATCGGTTATACCCCGTAATGACGGGTATTTATCAGTCAATTTTTCTTTTATGGTGGCGTCGTATCTCATATCGGCACTCCTTCAAATTCCCTGATTGCTTTCCTGTGTTCGTACTCCCGTATACAACCTAAAATATTGTCCCATTTATCCCAAATATCTTTCCGTTGGCATACTTCAATATTTCTCAAGTCTTCATTACCCACCTCATAACTTATTCTAAAGCCCCGGTTTTTCATCAGCAATATCCTGTCACCCGATTGAAGTTCAATACCAGGCTCATCCTCGTGTTCTAAGTGAGATTTACAAGGTTCATCAGCGTTTAGTACTGTCGCGGTGTTTAAACCGTACTTATTTTGCTTTCTTGTGAGTAAAATACCACTGCTTAACTCTAGTTCGTCAGGTAACTGGTCTCGGTAAAAGAAAACGTATCCATTTACAGGTCGTAAGTCGCCATTTTCATGCACCCCGTAGATTCTATCCTGTCTGACTAACACACATAGCCCATAATCAGCCGTTCTTACCAATCTTATCTCTGATTCAGCGTCAATTTGCTCCCGATAGTCAAAAAATACCCTATCGCCAACCCTGACATCAAAGTTGGCGTCAAATTCCAGTGAGTTTCGAACCATAGCGTTAAATTCATCACCATGCCCATCGTCTTTATTGGCAAAAAACCACTTTGATTGAGGTAGTAACAGCACTTTCCCGCTTATAGACAGGTATTTTGAGTTATCTTGGTTGAAATAGGCTAATTGAAGGCTTACTTTTCCGTCAGGTGTTGGTATTTCATGGTAATCATACCTATGGTCTGCTTTTATAAGCACGTAGTTAAACTGTATAACAGCGGTTTTTAGGTCAATGGTGTCAATCATATGTTCAAAAGTGACTCTATTCTTAACTTGTTTATATCCGAAAGTAAGAAATTTTTCTGAACATCACCTATAGCGGCAGCATGTGTTTTTGATAATACATCCTCATTGCTGATGTAATCATCAAATAGACCCAATGGTAGCACTTCAATTTTATCAAACTCCGGCAATGTCGTGTTACCAAAATAAGAGGCACCTACCAAAGTAGCCTCCAAATATGAAATGTTGCTTTTACCTCTGTTTAATAGATGATCTGAAAGTGGAAATATTATTGCAAGTGGTTTTAATTGCTTCAAGTAGCTGAAATACGACATTATTGGCATTCCCTCAACCGAATTGTAGTTATCTCCACACCGTTGCTCAAAATAAGTAAATCTATGCCCTATGAAATAAAAGTCTAATTCAGTATGAGTATTAACCATCTCAACAATATTATCGGCATTTTCGTATAAATCGCCTTCATGTGAAGACCCGCCTCTCCATACTATTTTATTTGAACCCTTGTTAAATTTAGCACACTTACCCATAATATCCTCATTCAAAGCGTTGGGTATCACAACTCCCCTTCCGAAACTTTCTTTTATTGATTGTGTGCTTACCCAAACCTCATCCGATAGTTCAATACATTTTAAAATTATGTCTCGTTGTTGCTGGTACTGCGGATAAGTCGGGTTCAGGAAATTTACACTAATCACGTTGTCGTCAAAATCTGTAATTACCTTCAACCCTGCCAACTTAGCATTCCTTATCATTTGCAAGCCATTTGGCGTTCCCGGCCTTTGTATGATAAGGACGTCTGCACCTTCAATATCGTATTGGTTAATTCCACCATAATGCGATACATCTCTGGTTATAATGTCAGGGTGATTAATGAAAGGGAGTACACCCGTAGTGCGGTAAAAATCAGTATTGCTCCAAGTTGTAGGGGAATAATATAATACTTGCATCCAAATAATTTATATATTTACTTCAATATTCATTTAATTTCATTTCATTATGGCAAACATTATCACCGTTTCGGCTCAACAGTTAGGAACAACACCGCCTTCAAAGGCACACAATTTAAGCGTTTATTCAATACTTGACGTTCAGGACTGGGCTGCTACTACTTATCCTTTTAACAGGTCTGTAGTATTTACCAACAACCCTGTACTACCTGTATTGTATTGTAACGAGCAGGCTTCAACTATTAAAGCTGCTGCTAACGCTCCATTGGCCTAATTATTCCTCCCTGCGGTTGGCGGGGAGGTTTATTTTTTCTTAAAAACCGAAATATGCACTACTGAGCATACAAATTCAAAATCAGTCTGTGTTTCTAACCATTTTAACTTAGCATCTGTGACTTCCTGATGCCCTCTGAATGCTCCCCACCACAAATTTAAGTCAACATTAGCATCATCCATCACCAAATAACCACCCGACTTTACCAAAGGTGCGTAAGTACTTAAATCAAACAGAACATCAGAATATTTATGTGATCCGTCAACATATATGACATCCCATTTACCCATTTCCTTAACTCTTTCAACTATCCAGTTTTCGTTGCTTAACCCTTTTATTATAGCAGGCATGTCAAGGTTAAAATGACCGTGTAAATCCTGTATACATTGCCAGTAATTACAGTCAGGATAACCCCCTTCGCTCGATAATGGGCTAACTCCGTGTACCGTTGCATCGGGTCGTAAAAGTTTTATAAGACTAAGTGTGGCCGATTTGTAAACACCTAATTCCAAGAAACTAAAACCCTGTTTCTGTTCATCACATATCAACTTCCAAAGCCACCAAAATGCACGTTCGCCAAATCCGTAGCCATTTTCAACAAAATCCCTATGCTGTTTAAGCGTATTATCATTGTCTACCAACTGGCAAAATAAGTCGTTAATGTGTTTATGATATTCTTCAGTATCTTGAAATTGTGATTTAAGTTCGGGTATTGTCATATAAGTTCAATTAATTTATCCATTGGGTGCAGGCCGTTCCCATGAAATAACACAGGCACAGTATTCGTTTCTTTATTTCTAACCAATTCACCCAAAAATTCAAACTCATCCCAATTAGTTGAACACAATGTTTGGAATATTGAACATCGTGTATCTAACTTCATGTCATACTCTGCGCCACGAGTTAAAAACGTCTTTCCCAATACCACTTGGTCATTATCGTGTACAGTGATTGGATTTTCTTCAAACATTCGGCAAAAGCGTTCTACTTCAACGAAAGCCATACCACCGTTGAGATATTTAAAGCTACTTCGAGCATCCGGGTATAACATAGCCCACTGTTCATATGGCCATGCATTTCGCTCCGAATTCCACAATAAACAATTATGATTTTTAATTCTACTTAATGCTTCTTCCATTGTACCCAAAGCAATTACATCATATGCGTCAATAATAAATAAATGAGTATAATTATTATTTTTTGCAAAATGATATGCATTAACCATTTTGGTTCCAAATGCAACATAATCAGTGTTTAAAACCTCGTAGTCCCACCCAAATTTATCTAATGATTTTTTTAAATTAAGCCATCCCGGATGACTTAAATCAGAAGCTGTTGTTATTAACTTAATTCGCATATTTCCAAATATAACCCCTTGCAGTTTTACTTATGATTCCATTACATGCTGCCGAAATATTCCCCCTATTTTTTATACCTAAAGCCCTACTTGCTTCAACTATACTTTTCCAATTTTTTATAAAAGTTCCATCTTTAGAATACTGATTAACTGATTTATATTGATTTTTAAATCTCGCATCCATTTGAGAATCTGATAATTTTAAGCCTTTACACCATGACTTCTTTCCTTTATTACCTATTGAGATTTTTTTATTTCTTTCAGGAGTATATACTTGCCTTCTACTCGCTTCTTTCAAAGCATCCAAAGTATGTTGCGGCAAAATCTGTAATTTCCTCTTATCACTTATCTTCTTTCTTGTTTCTTCTGAAAATATTTGTCTCGTTTTCCTAAGAGATGAATTAAGTCCCTTTTCAGGATTTAAACTATCATGTGCGATACCCCACATTTCTTCTGCGTCATCCAAGCACGATAAAGAAGAAATTGTGACTATTTGAAATAGATGGTTTTCCACACCATATTTTTTTAAAGATTTAAAAAGAAGTTTCTGACCTTCACATTTTAATCTTTTGTAACAATTCCACCTTTTTCTTATGTTAGTACTTTGACCTATATACACCCTATTTTTAGGATTAACTATTCTATAAACACCTCTAAATATTTGAGTAGAATTCATAACCATTAAAAAGTCATTTGTACCCCTAATATCAAATATGGTTGGAAACTTTGGCCCATAAATCACAGTGTTTTCGCTCATTCAAAATCCTCCCAAAGTGGCCGTTGTCCACTGATATATTCTGCGTGCATTTGATGATATTTATCCCAAACTTCACCTGCCTGTTTCTGCTTAACTTGTGTATACCCGTTACTCCCGTCATCTAAATGCTCTATGACAATGTGCGGGAGATAACAGTTCCAGAAACCGGCTAAATTAGAACGCAGGCTAAACAGTGAATCATCAAAACCATACAAGCCCAATTGCTTCATGCCCCCTATTTTATCTAACAACCGCCAATTAAACATCGTACAAGTCCCCATTATCGAAGGCCCTTTTTCAACTGTTATCCACGTTTGTCCCGGCTGATGTGACAGTTGAACTAATTCGCTTCGGTATGATGGATCGGCATTATTGGCATCAAAATTTATGTCCTTACGCTTTAATCCGACTATGCCAATTAAATTATTGCGTTCGATCACTTCTTCCATTTCATCAACCCATCCTGACTGATGGATAACTACGTCATTATCAATTTTCACGCAGTACTCGTTTGGTTGCCTTAGCTTTAAACCTTGATTAATGGCTTTAGCTGTTCCTAAATTTTCTGGGCTGGTAATCAGCGATATATAACCCCATGACATGCATTCGTGTAAAAACTCTTTTGTCCTGTTACATGAAGCATTATCTACCACAATCAGCCTGTGTTTGCTAAAATCAACTGTATTTGCCAGTGAGCGAATAGTTCTTTCAGTATATTCAGACCGTCCATTTTCTTCTGTATCGAACACAGCCATCACAATCAAAGCCATTATATTTCCTCCTCCAACCACTTCATAATTTTATTAGTGTTATCCATTAGTTCAGTTAAGTTTTTATTTGGTAAAGTAGCAGCAATCTTAACGCATTCAAATTTAGATGGCCTGATTTTAAAAGGTTGACTATTGAATTTCTTAAACATAGCTTTAACCCATTTATCATCACTATTTTGGTCAAACATATTCATGATTTCAAAAAAATTAACGGGCAGGCCATGAAAAGAAATGCAGCGAAGCTATAGCCTAACATGAATTGCCCACCCGAAATTTTAAATATTGTTTTCTTCATGTTGTTTTTAACTATAGTTTCGCTTCTGTAAAAGTAAAAAACTATTTACTAATTATCAAATATTATTTTGACGCTATTTTTAGACCATACAATAAACTTTTATTTCCAACCATACATAGATACTATTTTTACAAAATAATCGCTCACAACCCAAATTAGATAGGTCTATCGCCACGATTGGGGTACTTCTATAAGTTTAAACCGTGTCCAGTCATCGCTAAATTCGAAGTGATGATAATCATCTATCAAATCTTTAATCAGCTGAGTTAAGTCATCCCCATCCCTGTTTACTACGCTGAACCATTTACCGGGTTCTATGCTCTTTAGTTTAGCTATTGTTTCTGTTGTTGTCATTTTTTAAAAAGGTGGTTGTGCTTCTTCTCTTTGGTTAATTGGTTAAAAAGGATAATAATCCTTCGTCATTTGATAAATCATCCCAATCAGGGTTTGCCGCTAATATTTGTTCTATCCTAACTTTCAATGGCATAAACGTAAAATAGGTGACCCTGTCTATTGCTTGTCCCTCAGTCCATACTTTTTCACAATAAACTAATCTGTTAAGATATTTATCGATTGGGTAATGTAAAGAGGTATCCGAAAAAAACTGATAAAACTCTATCATTTTCACCACATCATCGCAATAACCTGCGTGAATGTGTTTATGCGAATAATCGCTAATTAGGTAAACATAGTGGCTCATTATCGTTCTGATTGAACAAAAAAGTTATCGTTAGTTGGTATCTCGTTTATATTACGATCAAAAAATTTCATAACCGAACCATTAAAAATAAGGTTCGCCGTGTCGCAAATACCACTCCTGTTCTTTGCAAAAATGATTTCGCACATACCTAAAGTGCTTTCTCCTGTTTCAGTTTCACTTATACCGTAATACTCCGGCCTGTACAGGAATAAGACACTATCAGCATCCTGCTCTATCGAACCTGACTCCCTCAAATCTGAAAGCATCGGACGTTTTGAATTTCCTGCTCTCTTTTCTACTTCACGACTCAATTGTGAAAGGGCTATTACCGGAATATCTAAATCCTTTGCCAATCCTTTAAGTCCCCTACTTATCTTGCTTATCTCTTGTTCCCTATTGCCGTTTTTATTGTCCTTAGCGCCATCCATCAACTGCAAATAGTCAATTACGATCAACCCTATATTGTGAAGTTGTTTAAGCCTGACCGCTTTACTCCTAAGTATATTTAAGGAAAGCGAAGCGGTATCGTCAATAAATATTTTTGAATTAAATAAGTTAACCGTACTATTCTCCAATTGGTTAAAATCATACTGATTCAATTGCCTCTTGAGTAATTTATCCTGATAAATACCTGTCTCACTTGAAATAAGCCTGTCTGTTAACTGATTTTCACTCATCTCCAATGAGAACACCCCAACTGCGCAACCATGCTGTATAGCCGCGTTTTTTGCCACCTGTAAGGCGAACGCTGTTTTACCCATTGCCGGACGGGCAGCTATGATTATCAAGTCTTTCTTCTGCCAACCCCCGGTGATACTATCTATTGATTTAAACCCTGAGCCAAGACCTGTCAAACCATTTATCGATACCTTTTTATAATCTAACAACCTGCTTCTTCCTAAGTCGCCAATATTCTTTATATCCTTACCATTCATGTTTGCCATTAGTGAGTAAGTTGAGTTTTGGTTTTTCTCTATCAATTCAAAAACATCGGTGGTGTCTTCATAAGCATCATTGATAGTCTCCGTTCCTATGCGTATTAATTCACGCTGTAAAAACTTCTGATAAATAATCATGGAATGATACTTCACATTCGCAGCCGAACTAACCCTGCTTGTTAATTCGGTAATATAGTACGCACCTCCTATCATATCCAGTTCACCCTGTTTTCTCAACTGTGCCGTTACGGTTAAAATATCAATTGGCGACTTCGCTTCATAAAGCAGTTTTATGGAGTTGAATATTTTTTGGTGGTTGTCTTTATAAAAACATTCGGTCTTCAATATCGTCATCACTTCGAATATTGAATTTTTTTCAAGCATTACCGCACCAAGCACAGCTTCTTCTAAATCTACAGCCTGCGGAGGAAGTTTGCCCAAGCCACCGTAAGGCGTAGGATTAGTTATACGACTTCTTCTTTCGTTCGTAACTGGCTTGTTGTATGGGCTGTCGTTTTCTAATATCATGATGTAGGTAGGTTTCTATGGTCAATAACTTTCCGCGCCACATTTACGGGAGAGGAATAAGAGTTTTGTTGCATGTTTACGTACTTAGCAAATTCTATAGGTCGTGTTATAAATTCAGGCGTTAAATATCCTTGCCTACCTCTTTCAGTCATTTCAACAAGAGCAATTGAAATAGCTTTTTTAAAATCAGAACTTTTATAGTTGTCTTTTAAAATATCATTGAATTGTTTTATTGTTTTTTGGTCAAGTGTTTTAAAATTTCTACCAGTTAGTTCGTTAAATAATTTTATGAAAAAAAGCTCCTTCTCGCCAAGAGTTAATTTATTAACTCTATTATTTTCATTCTTATCTTCTTTGTTAGTGTCGTGTGTCCGTACGGCAGTCGTACGATTTACGTGTAAAGGTGTCTGATAACTATCATAGTTACAAATAGTTAACCGTGTGCTTTTCCCAATATTTACACGGGTAATCATTTTATCCTTTTCAAGTAATGTAAAGAAGTTTCGTGCGGTATCTTTTGATACTCCCCATCTATTAGCCCAAGACTGAATACTAAGTAAACTTTCACCCCTACCACACTCAAAAATCTCATTACCAATGGTAACTTTATTAGGCGTGTTATTCACTGTAAGTATCATATCTATCCACCATTTAAATTTATTAGCATCCTTCCAAATCCAATGATCTTGGATTTGCCTGTAAAGAAGAACCCATCCATTCTTGTCGCTCATTGTCTATAGATTGAAAATTTTTAATATGTGTTTCCATTGTAATTCGCCTAATAGAATACTCATGTCTGATATTTTCATCCTTAAACTTAACAAAACAATGAATTATATCTCCATTTTCATTAAACCTATAGACATTATAAGCAACGGCGTTATCATTTGGATATTCAACCCTTATTATCTTTTCAATCTCATTACCTTCATTTTGTAGTTTTTCAACCATGAAATGACAACATTCACAAAGAGTAACAAGATCATCATCGGATACATCCCATGGTTCTTTTCCGTATTTTAAATGATGTATGTGCAAAAACGAAGTAGTGTCGCTACATCTTTGACAAGCAAAATTGTCACGCTCTAAAATTTTAAGTCTTTTCTTTTGCCAACGAGGGTCTTTTAATTTGTCTTGATAAGTTGTTTTGGTTGTCATATTTTAATAAATTAGTTTGGACATTATAACAAAGTTTAAAGCCGACAAAACACGGGTTAATCCAATAAAATTAACACACCGCCTAAAATTTCAACTGTATTAACTTTTTTTGCTTTAACAAGGTCGTTTACGCGCTGACGTATCAGGTTGTTTCGCCTTGCGTATTCTGCTTGGGTGATAAGTTTCGTCCTATCAACCTTTAATGGTGGTAATTGTGACTCGTTCATTAATCAAATATAAGTATAAATTGGACACTGTACAAGTATGTTGATAAATATTTAAAACATTTCTGCCTGTTCATTTGGGTCTAAAATTATAATCCCCAAAAATTCTGCCGCCCAGCGTTGTATATCCGCTATAAAATCCATAAATTCGGTTGTGCTAAGACTTGCAGTTGACTGCACGATCTCCACAAACTCACCGTGTTCATTGTAAATATCTTTCCGAAGAAACTTCGCCTTTAACATCTCGTGAATGGTATCATGGTCAAGTAGGTGCTGTTCAAAGCCCATACCTATTAGCCCTTGCCTCACTTCGTTGATAATAATTCCGTGGTAATATGCGTTCTGGTTGTTACTACGCTTCTTCTTAGCTTTAGCAATAGTTACGACCCATTTACCATCGGGTAAAGATTTTAGTGCCTCATATAAAGCCCTGTTGCCTTTTAAAACGTCTCCCTCTTTGGTTAGGTTATAGGTTTGCATCGTGGTTATAATTCACTTATTCTTTTTAAAACATCAGCACTTGTATGCCCATCGTATTTAGGGGCTTGTTCAAACTCCTGAAATTTACATTCATCCCATTTTGATATTGGTAAATGGTAAGTAATTTGAGTGCCTGTCTTTCTGTTTATACCAAGTAAAAACCAACTATCCCATTCAGAGCCATCAGAGTGTTTTTTAGATTTCCATACATTACCGCCTGCTTCGTAGTAAAATCGGCATAAAGCGATGTAAATAACTATCCTATGCTCGTATAGTTCGCCAAAAGTGTGGTAGCCATCTGAGATAAGATTAGTGTCGCACTTGATTGATTTAATTAAATCATTTAATAATTCTTCGCTTGATTTTTCAGTCATGATTTTCTATTTTTGAAGTCACTTAATGAGTTATATACTTTAACTTTACCACCCTTAGTAAAGCGTTCTATCCATAGGTCACGGTCTTTAGCGGTGTTGAAATATGGGCCACCTGTATCCACTTCAAGTGGTGGTTTTCTTGGTTTCATACCTCTCATTTTAGTAGTTCGGGGTTTGAGTAAATGTTGCCTAAAACAGTCCATGTATCTTTGCAGTTATCTAATTCGTAATGTAACATTGAGGAACAATCTACATCAAATTCACCTCCATCTTCGTCAATTTGCTGTTCAATCCAATGCGCTGACCAACAAGCGTATTTGTCATCCCATACTATTTTAGACGTACCATGAGGATAACCGCCAAGTATATCGCCTTCATAAATTTCTGCACCGTCTTTTGTTTTAAGGCCAGTGTACTGCATGAGAATATAATTTTTCTTATTTAATTCATCTTCATAAAAATCAAAATACTCATCACCAGTTCTTGTATGACCATAAAACCTACCTTCCAATGTTAACATATAGTAATCATCGTACTCTTTATTTTTGGATTGATAAATCATTTCTTCACCATTCCAAGCCCTAAGCTTAATTTCTCGTCCCATAAATCAAAAGGTATGTTTAATATACTCCCAATGGTTAACTACCAGTATCAGGGCTATAGCAGCTAAAGCACCGAAGCCCAGTGAGGCCACTATAGCAGGCCACTGCTCTTTGAACCATTTTTTCATATCATAACGATTTCGTGTTCATTTAGAAACTTAGCTATCCTATAAAATACCCTGTCGGTAGTGTACATGTAAAGAATACTTCCTCTAATTTGTATATCCTCAGTTGAACTGCCTTTAAATCCAATATAAACCTTAATACAATCTGGTGAAAATGGTGTATTAAACTCAGCGTTGGTTATTGAGTATTTAAGTCCTCTTAGTTCACATTGTAGCTTAACCCACTCTTTGTAATTTGGTCTTTTCATATCGTTCTCAATGATTTAAAGTAACAGGGACACTTCCACACCAACCAAGCACTGAACACCCGATGATGTACAAATGACTTGCGGTTATTGACTATCTTTTCGTGGTGGGTCATACGGTAAATACTTTTGAATAATCATAAAAATGATGTAATATTTTAGCAGCACTCACAAGTACATTTCTATCTTTATCAGACATTTTTTGCCATTGTTCAGTTGTTATTATTTTCCAAAATAGACTCGGAGGACTAATTAATTCAACTTTTACTTCTTTCATCTACTTACTTGTTTGTGGTGGTTAAATCGTTATAAACTATAAATTTTTCTGATTTTCGATTAAGCATAGTGGCAACAATATAACACTTATCATCAGCTATAAACGTTGACAAATAACAGTGTTGAGTGCCATCATTACTTATTTTACCCAATTTAAGTACATTTCTGACCAATTGCAAGGCAAACCAGTCATCTCTGTCACTTTGGTTGTCTATAATTATCCTGCTCATTTCCTGCTCATTTCCTGTTTATTTCAACTGTAACCTTAGTTTCCACACCCGCTTTAAACTCCATCATATACTTAATTGACCTAATCCTATCTTCCTCGCTATTTGCGAAGTACATGAGTGGGTTTATCTGATAAGTGCCTTTATCTATCGATATTAAAAAGCCCTCCTCAGTCAGCTTCTTAAAAGCCTTTATTACAGCATGTTCCGAGTACTCTTTATTCCCCTCTTTCTTCCACTTAGCATGGAACCCGATAAAGGCACGTCTTGTAATCTTATTATTATTTACATACCCTCCATCAGTCATATTCTCACTAAGCCACTCTATCAGGTGATGCGGACACCCATTTATACCCATCAATAAACACAAAGCATTATTATACCGCTTTGTGCACTTTACACTGGCTTTAATATATTCATACTCATATTCTACATAGTCAATCCCATCCAAATACCCCTTATGCATTATCCCTGACCTATACTTAATCAGTTTAAAATCTTTAGTCTCTATTGGCATATACAAATCTAAATAATGTAATTTAAACTACCAAACAAATGTAAAAATAATTACTAATAACATGGAACGTCTTTCCATAATAAGTGGAACGTCTGTACCCTGAAAAAATCAATAATAAGCCTTAGCGTCACTTTAAACCCACTTTTTTAAAGTATTTTACCCTAATAGGTTTCAGGGGCATGTATTTACCATTCTATTACGCCTTTTATCAGTAACATTTTAACTCGGTATAACACCATTAAATTTATTACAAGTGTTACTTAGTTTATAACAAGTTACATTGTTATTAGTAAGGGGTATACCTGCTTATTATTAAAAGTTTCATACTGTTATTAGTATGGGTTAGCACCCACAAACACCCCTCCCCGCTTCGCGGTACAAAAGTGCAATCACTATAACCGGGTACCCTCAAATAAATTTAAAAAGGTACTGTGATAAAAGTTTAAAGTTTTTTCTTTACTATTGTTGGTAACAAAGCTATTTTATTATGACAGTTGACCATAAGTCACAGGTAATAACTGACTTCTTCAATACTCCCACTAATAGCATAAGAAAATATATCCCTGATAATAAACTTGTAAGGCCCTTTATAGCCTTCAGGCTTTTAGTTGTTATCAATGTATATCCTGCCAATACCAAGTTCTCCTTAAAGAAAATTTATTGCACTAATGATCTTACAATTAATAAGAGTATTAATAGGCTTTTAGAGCTTGGTCTAATCTATGAACATGGTAAATCCTACTTCGTTACAGCTATTAATAAGTTCAGAGTTTACACCGTTTACTCCATTACTCCAAAAGGTAAAAAAGCCCTTTTAGAGCTTCTTTAGAGGGGTAAACCACACCGGTAAACAGTGATAATATCTTAAAGGGAATTAAAAGGTAAATAAACGCTTACATAATAAAACTCTCCCTAATAATGATGTAAACTCTATTTGTGTGTTATAAAACATAACTAAACACTTACATAAATAACCGATATATTGATAAAGTGGACTATATTATCATTTAATTTATAAAGTATTTTACAATAAAGCATGTTACCTGGTAAGTGATTTGGGGAAATTGCCATTTGGGTGTGGTATATATTTTACCCAATTTGTGTATATTATTCCACACTTTAATTCCCCAGTTGAGTAGTAAAAGTGCCTATACATAACGTATACCTATTTGGCACACTTATTGTATATACATAATCAAACGTACAAATATTAAAACTTAGCAAAAATGAAAACTTTAATCTCAAACAACACCGCAACTAATGCAATGGAAGCTAAAATTATAGTAGATAGCTTTCTATCATCATTAACGAATGAACAATGCGCTAAATTAGCTTTTTCATCTATTGAAAATGATGTTATATATAAAATGCCTCTTACAATATCATACGCAATCGGATCAAGTGCATTTTATTATGGCCCAGAATGTAAGATATTTTGTTCTGATAAAATAGCTAATGTTATTTTTAACAAGGGATTTGAATATATTAAATCACAAAAAGAAACTGTATAAGTTCTGCTAAGTCTTAGCAGTCCGGCACCGCATAGCTCACAAGGCATGCGGATTTGCCGGTAAAAGACAATAAGATTATGAGAAAAAACATAGACATAACAGAATCAGGAGTTAAAGCTATTAACGCAATGGCACTGAAGGAAGACAGGAGTGTAAAGAACTTCATAGAGCGCAACTTAGAAGCAATGGGACAAAAGGGTATCAGCTATTTAGACCTTTGGCAACAGTGCGAAGCCTTAACAGAAAGACTGAAACAATTAAGTAACCAATAACGTAAAACAAATATTAAATAATGACCAGTTATGAAAAATTCAACAAAAACAACAGTTCAGTATTGGGGAGATAGTACCGAAACATACACGGTATACTACTTTGCACATTCAATACGCTTTACCGTATATTTAAACTAACCCAATTTCACCACCTATTTTAATAATGACCAAAAACATGAAAACAACAACCATTAACCACGAAACAAACGAAGTGTTAAACACTGTACCGTTTCAAACTAAGCCAATCCGTGAAACTTATCAAGGATGGAAAAACTACCAAACTTGGAATGTAGCCCTTTGGATTAACAATGACGAAGGGCTTTATATGAGCGCTGTTGAATATTTAAGCAAGTCAAAAAGACCAACATATATGGGTTTTATACGCTGGTCAGGCTTGGAAGATACCAATACACCAGATGGTATTAAATTCAACGGCACAAGGCTTGATTATAAGGCACTAAACAAAATGATGCTCGAATTTATGAACTAATCTGAACTAACTACCGGGTTACTGGTCATTCCCCAGTAGCAACCGCCAGCCCCGACACTATGTTAATTCATGGTTCGGGGATTAGGCGGTGAGAAATGTCTCTCAATTAAAAATTAATGACCATGTATTTATCTTATTACATTTTAGGCTTTATACTCATAGTGAGTTTAGCCGTTATCAGTTCTAAAGTGAACTGGTCTAAAGAATTAGAAGATATGTTTAACCTGTTTAAACTTGGAAAGGAAAGAGTAAAATGATAACGTTAGAAAATATTTTAAAAACTCAGGATATGGGCCAAACTGCCATTGATAAAATATGCAATGAAGTATTGAGAGATAAATTTGATGCTAACACTGACCCGTTAAGTGCTATAATAGTAAACACCTTTAATAATAATCTATATGGCAAGTACCGACCAGAAGAAAGTGATTTTGATTCATGTATTACTGATATAGATTATGCTATTACCCAACTTACGAAAGCACGTAATTTTATAGCTAAGGAGATAGCATCATGACCTCAGCACCACAAACACGCAGCCACTACGCATTTGGCGTGCGCTACCAATATCAATGTTTTATCATTAACAATACAGTGTTTTATCACTGGCTTAATTAACCACTAAAAAAATAACCACAATGAAAAAATTAATCCTAATCAGTGCCTTGTTTCTTGTAACCACAGTACAGGCACAAACTAAACAATATGTCAAGATCGAGACAAGCCACTTTAAAGGCGAAGCGATCAGCAGTAAAACTATTAAATACGAAGGTGGTACTGTAGACATAAACAGCAAGACAATTACCATTGATAAAGAAGCACCTCAACCAAAGTATTATCAAATCGTTTCTAAAGGCTCTGATGAGCCGCAGGATGAAGGATTTTATGCTGTGGAATATGTCTGTATCACCGAGACAAAGAAAGGCTTACTGAAGGCACTAAAATGTGTTCTCTTTTACAGCCCTAAAAATGAGCTGACCGATGTAGTTGTAAAGGAAGGTCATAAAAATGTGGACTACTGTTTAACTGATAAATAAAGATACCGTGAAGACGAAAATGGATACCTACGCTCATATAGTCGGACTTAAGGAGCGTAAAACATCTAAAATACTTTACTGGAACGCTATCAGTAAATACACCGGCAAACTATTAGACAGTAACACTAACATAGCTATCCTTAAATCCCGGTTTGGGGATAGCTGCGATTACAAACCAGTTAGATAATATGAAACACCACCGACAAATAAGAGTTCAAAAACTCCAAACAAAAAACAGAATGGTAGGCAAAACATTTAGTTGCCTGAATGATAATGAACGTAGAATATTTCCATGGTTAGGGGGATCATGGTTCGAGAAAGGCAAAGAAGAAAAATTAGCTAAATATCTTAAAGAATGGGAAGAAGAAACCGAACGGTTATTAAAGTTAAACCCTAATTTAAAACTTATCTAATATATCAGCCATGACCCATTATATCACCTACATGAGTATGACAGGGAATACCTATACTCAGAAGTTCACTGAACTTTTTGCGTTTGCGAACCGTTTAGAGGAATTATTAAATGACAGGTTTATAGTGCAGCGGTCGATCTGTTTTAAGAGTGAAGAAAAATAATACGTGAAATATTTGTTTTACTGAAAATACTTTGTATATTTGATTGTATGAATAAGGAATTAATTGTACAGGCCATAAGAGATAAAATGTTTACCATTATGGCAGAAGAAAAAAAGAAGTTTTCAGATACTTATTTCGCTGAACAAATGGGATTAAGTAAAGCTACTTTGTCCCGTATACTAAACTTTAAACCGACTGAATTAGATAATTTAGTAAAGGTTTGTAAATGGCTCGGTAGACCTATAGACGATTTTATAAATTAATTAAACCATAACCACATGAAACCACGACCTGTACACCAAATCATGAGCGATTAGACACTTTAACAGGAAAGATTAAAAACCTGAAAGATGAAATTTCAGAGCATGTAAACGCAACGAATCCTTTAGATGATAATTATCCGGCTTTATCTGATGCGGAAACTGAATTAGAAGACGCTTTAGAAAAATTAGAAAACGGGTACGATTATCTTAACGAAATTTAAAACCAAAAACCACCATGAAACCGTTAACCCACAATCAACTATTAAACGATCAACTCACCAAAGTATTTGCCCACGCTCAATTAGTTGGCGCAGGATTAAAACAGGAAGACGCCTTTAACATCTCTTTCAGTGAGGCACACAGTAAGAGCGATTGTTGCGGCTCTGATACTTATTCAGAAGGTTTTCAAACCTACTGCTCTTTCTGCGGGCATGATTGTACCCTCGTTACACCGTAAATTAACCATGCAAGCTAAGTTAGATTTAGACACATTAGAGATGTGGGATAATATTATCGAAGGCGATAATTCATACCAAGTAAGTAATAAAGGCCGGGTAAAAAGCTGTATTGGTAATAGGGTTATCAGAAATATTAAATTTATGAGCCATGTCCCAATTCATAATAATGAGAAAATCCTAAAAGGATGGCTTAGTTTTGATGGGTATCCATATGTTAATATTAATGGAAAACACTTGCGCGTGCATGTTTTAGTAGCTACTCATTTTATTCCTAATCCATTAAATCTACCTGAAGTTAATCATAATGATGGCGATAAAACTAATAATAATGATTGGAATTTAGAATGGGTTACCCATAAACAAAATATGGAACATGCTTCGCGTATGGGTCTTATGCCAAACCAATCAGGCTCTAATAACGGTAACAGTAAACTAAATGAATACGATGTTTATCATATAAAACTAATGCTTAACGCAAAATATTCGTACAAAAGAATAGCAACTATATTCGGAATTTCAAAACAATTGATAGCGACAATATCACAAGGAAGAACTTGGAAGAATGTAAAAATAAATAATCATTAACAATTAAATTTAAAAACCATGTCAACAGATGCATTTCTGCCTGCGGATTACACCGTACCTAAAGGCGACAGTAGCTACTTAAAATTCAAGACCGGAGAAAACAAGTTTCGTATCTTATCAAAACCTATTATTGGGTGGGAAGATTGGAAAGACGGCAAACCTATCCGCTTCACTATGGATAAAAAGCCTTCCGCGCCAATTGACCCGAAACAGGACATTAAACACTTTTGGGCTATGGTAGTTTGGGATTACGTAGCCAAAAAGATCAGTATCCTTCAAATTACGCAATTGGGCGTGCAAGGCTCTATTAAAGCATTGGCAAGCAATGAGGATTGGGGTGACCCGTTTGGCTACGACATTACCGTAACTAAAACAGGTTCAACTAAGGCAGACACAAAATACACCGTTGTGCCTTCGCCGCCAAAGCCAGTACATCCAAAAATAACTGAACTATTAGCGGCAACTCCGATAAACCTACAGGCATTATTTACAAACGACGATCCATTTAAAGCACCCAGTACACCAGTATCACATAGGGCTGATGGATTGCCGGATGAATTTGATGCAGTAGATGAGCCGGAAAGCGATATTCCCTTTTAAAATGGTCACATTCAGGCAATCGGAAGGAGAACCGGAGTATTATTATAAACTGGAACAAAAACCGATTGCCTTAAATGATTTTTACTACAATGAGAGTTTAGGTAACTTTTGCGCAATTCAAAAAGCAGGCCACAAAGAGCAGTTAACCTATAACTTCCCGGTAGTAATTGAAACGAATAATCCGAACATAAAAATTAAATCATAACCACTAAAACAATGGGCAAAGTAAAAGAAGCATTCATGGAAATGCAACAGGAACAACGGGAAACAGAAGCCACCGGGACAACATCGCTAATGCCATTTAATACGCAAAAGCTATTAGAGCTAAATAAAAGCGATATAAGCGATTTAGCCCATGCAACCATACAAGGAGTCGCAGAGGGGACAGATGATGCTTTAAGGCTTTTAATACTAGCCAAGAAAGGCTTAGAATTGTTTACCATCATTGAAAATAACTGCAAGCACTATGTTTATGGCAAGCAATACGAAAAGCATACCATTTACGGGGCTGAAATTGAACCGGCGGCACTTGGGACGAAATATGATTTCTCAGTTTGTAAAGATTCGATTTTAGACAGGTTGCAAGCCGAAGCTGATAAAGCCAATGCGGCAGTTAAAGACAGGCAAAACTTTTTAAAAGCAATTAACGGATCAGCAACACTGGTAGACACAGATACGGGGGAAATGTACACGGCTTATCCACCAGTTAAGACACAAACAGCAGGGTATAAAATTACTCTGAAATGAAGACAAAAGAGCGCGTATCAATTAATCATAATTTAAAATGTGTGAAAAATTGTTCTTAGGGAACACCGGTTCAGGTTGCGCTCTCCGGTATTGGGAAGATGGCGAAAAAATAGGTAGACGCTTAGTTTGTATGTTTCCGTTGGGATAACGTAGCCCCTAAAGAGTGTGTGATAGAAGAAGGGGCGACCGTTGCACACGCATATAAACGAAAAAGAGCCTTAACGTGAGGTTGTCAGTTCGAGTCTGACTCTTCCCACAACTATTTCTCAAGTAGTTAACAGTAGTTTAGTAGGAGTACCCGTTAGAGCGAGTTTAGCGGGTACTATTTTAAAAAACAAACATTATGAACGATATAGAAGCAGTTAAACGCCTTATAACGGAAGCAAGAGACGAGGCGAACGTAAAAAGTGCAGGCGCGAAGATATTGAAGAAAAAAATCATTTGGATGGCGAAGTAGAAGCATATAATTATTGCCTGCAAATGATTAAAAACGAATTTCAAATTAAGGAATTATGAAATCAAATTTACTCAAGAAAGCATACGTTGCCCCGGAAGTAACGGAATCAACCCGATATGGTGAGAAGGGGAAATTAACCCTTAACCCGCCAAAGTTTGATGACAACCCTAAACATCTGATTAATTTTTGGCGAAGGGGTATTAAATGGAATCAAATAGAACGTGTCCGTTGAAAGAATATAACAGCGACACCTACGCCCTTTGGTTAGCTTATAGCTACCGGGATACTGAACCTGAGACAATAGATATAAGTTTTTTACAAAAGTTAGCAGGCGTACCTGACTATAGTAAGAACAAAAGATTTGAAGCTTATAACAGGGTTTTTGAAAAATTAGGAAAAGATCGTGGAACTACCAGACCACATAGTGCAAAAAAGTCCGAAGTGGTATCTGAACACTAAATCAGGTAAGTGGATACATTCTGATTTTATTGAAACGTGGGCTAATAACTACTGGCGTAACCGTAAAGGCACTAAAAAAGTAGCTATAAACTATAAGAAAAATATTAAGCAGGCTTTCAGACGATGGAATGATGAATAAAATTTTGAAAAGTCATATCAATAATATTACCTTTGTGATGTTAAAAGTGGCTAGGGGTAGCGGCTTCGAACAGGAACTTAAGTTTACACACAATAATCATTACGCATCGAGTTCAGGCCAGCTACCCAATATGCCTGCTTGGTGCGTTTTTTATTGTGCCATAATGAAAGGATTTGTAAGTTTAAGCGAAAAGGTTTGTAACAAGGTTCACAGCTACGGCAGTGACTATGCCAAAGCGTACTTATTCGCCAAAAAGTTAGCTTCACTAGTTCACCATCCCATAATCCTTAATTTTAAAACCAATAGGAACGCTATACGCCAACTTTCCGGCTACACCGATAAAAGATTCAGAGAATTATTAAACTGCGCTATATCGTACCATTTAGCCTTCTACGAGGGCAACCACCTGCGGTTAATCAGCAAGTCACAGGAACACCATTTAAAACGTGCCAGTGACTACACCGAGGTAAAGGCTTGTGATATTGCACCTTTCTACCAGTTAGCCGTTTTAAAACAGAATATCAAACAACAAAAGAGAGCCATAGGTTATAAGTTGTCAACCATGAATAAAGGGCGTGGTGCTTGTGACAGCCTTAACTTATCCTCTTTACAAATAAATGAACTTGTAACACTTTCGTACCGTAAAATAGCCCGGTTACTCAGCATTAGTATCTCCCATGCTTATACACTCGCAAAGCAGCTTAAAGCTTTTGGTTTAACCCTTACATCAAACAGGGTGAGTATAAGCCCCGATCAGTACAATAGCTATAAGCAACAGGGTAAGCATAACGCACGCTACGACAAGAAAACAGGCGATTATTATTTTTTAAGGGCAAATAGTGTTTACTTTGAGCCTTTTTATAAAGTTTCGAGGGGTCACTACTATAATTCACCTCATTGGTAGTATTATAATAACCCTATTGTATGTTCCCTAATTGATTAATTTAAAAGTTAAAATAGATAAACTATGTCCAGAGTACAATATTCTTCCGAACAACTCAAAAAGTTAGGCTTAATAGAAACAGATAAAGGCTTTGTTAAAGCCAGTTCTTTAGTAGCTAAACCTAAAGATGTGGAAAAGATTGAACCTGATATGATGTTTGGCAAGCAGGGTATGGATGCTCAAAAGATGTTTGATGTTTATAACAACACAGGAATGATTTTTATGGAGACTAAAGAATCGTTTAAGTTACCGAATGGTGAATTAGTGAAGATTAAATATTCCTTTGATATTAACCCCTGTCCTGCGCCAAGAATGACCCGTAGGGATGCTATCTTCCTTGACCCGGAGCATATTGACCCTAATAAGCGTCAAAGAGCCGCTGTAACACGTTATTTTACCTTTAAACGTACCTTTACATGGTTAGCACAGCAAAATGGCTTTAAACTGTCAGAAACGCTTCGTGTGGTCTTTATTGTACCCATGCCTAAATACTGGAATAAAAATAAAATAGAGGTTAACCTGCATCAACCTCATAAACAAAGGCCGGACGTCGATAACTTCTGCAAAGCCTTAATGGATAGTTCAGGCGTGGATGATGGCTATGTTTGGGATGTGAGAGCAATTAAACTGTGGGGTGAAAAAGGGCAGATTGTTATTTTTTAATTTCAGCCAATCCCAAAGCTATTTTAAGTTGGTCAATAGCCTTACGCCACCTATCATCATACTTGTCAATGCTTTTCAGGTATTCAATCTTATCCCTTATTTGCTGCTCTGCCTGTGCAGCGCTGGTATGACCAATTTCTAACTCATGCAATAATTTTAGTAAGTTCATCTTGTTATAATATTTAAAAAAGCAAATTCTCCAAATAATCTAACAGCTGCTTTATTATAGGCAAGTGCAGCCTTTGCTTCATCTTTAAAATAACCAAGATGAATACTTTTCTTGTTTAACATAATTGCCGCTGCAAAATCATTGTATTTTGATCTTTTAGAAACGCCTTTAAATTTAGAGCTTTTACCTTTTTTGCCATCTTTGTTATAACTATTTTGACCGGGTGTTGCCGCTCTTAGATTTTCAATCCTATCATTTGTAGCATCCCTATCCTCATGGTCAACCATTCTAGGTAGCCAACCATAATGCCAAAGGAAAATAAGCCTTGATTGTAAATGATGATTTCTATTTATAATCACAAAATTGCGTTTTGTCGTTTCATTACCAACTGCCTTTAATCTACTTGCTTTCTTGTCTTTTTTAAAAGAAATATATTTTTCAGTCCAAAATAAATGACCATCTTCATAATAAAACATTTCTTTTACTGATTTATAATTAATAATAATAGGTTGCATTTTTGGGAAATCTGCTAATTGGCATTTTTTGCATTTGTATCCACGTTTCTTTTGCCTTTTTCCAAAGAAGTCATAAGCTAATCTTTCAAATTGAACACCACAATCACATACACAAACCAGATAGGGCGTCAGGCTATCTTTATTTTTAGCAAATTCTTTATAATAAACGCTAAGTATTGTAATGTTCCCTATTTTAGAATTAACATATTTATTATAATCAATTTTCATATTACTTACAGATTTAAGCCTGATTCAAGTTGTTGGAGGGTGGGGAGGTTCATGATGCTTTTATTTGAATTAAGTCGATTATTTTAGCCTTAACTTCCGATATAACATTTTCATCAAAAGGCACATCGTGTATTTTAATAGTGCTATTCCTGCCAAATATTCGTTCATACTGTTTTTCAATTTTCCAACCGTGACGCTTTGAAGGTCTTGTTAAATAAGTATAAGAATCTATTACGGCAATTAATTTTTCGTTTAGATACATTACCCATTTCTCGTTTACCAACTCTTTTTCGCCCATTCGGCTTATGTGTATATGTGTCATATCTCTTTAATTTTCCCCTCACTTGCTGACCGGGGGTGAAAGGGGGTGTTAGGATAATGGATTAAATAAATCATCTTGTCTTTTAGGCAATTCAATGTTTGTAGGATGGTTGGATTGCTCAGCAACCTTATTTTTAAATTCTTCGCTGCAAGCATTCCATGTGCCTAATTCAAAATGTTGTTCGGCAATAAATGTTTCTTCGTGACAATTTACGCAATGTCCGTTATAAACAGCACATCCGCAATCTTCGCATCTATTCATAATTGTTTATTTTTTAGGGCGATTAATAACTACAACTCTTTTGCTTCCATTGCATGAATAACATGTAATTACCCTATTGGATGACTTTCTTATATAGCCAGTTCCAAAACAGGTCGGGCATTGTATACTATCCATGATTTAATATCCTCCAGTATTAGCAATAGCATCCAAATATATTTTGCCTATTATATAAGGCTTACCTGAAAACTGCAAACCGTGCTTTGTTGGTATATCTCTTTCGAAAATGTAAACATCCCATAGGTTAGTACAAACCTTTTCAATATTAATATCTTTTGACATTAGCTTCATTTTGATATTGCATGGGGTTTTTGAATATTTGTTTGCCATATTTTTTCTTTCCCCCCCCCCTCCAATCTTTCGGGGTGTGGGAACAAAGTTGGGGATAAGTTTTGATATTAGGAAATAAAAGTGAAAATATTTCTCAAAATAAATTTGCATATAATAAATATAGTTCGTAACATTGCATATCAATTTTATTTAAAAGCTTTCAAAAACATGAAAAAAGAAAAAGTACAAATTAAAGGTTACAAGGTAACCGATTCTAACATGCAATGTCGTTCGTACCAATATGAACTTAATAAAATATTTAAACACACTGGCGTTGTTTCGCCTTGCAATTCAGGATTTCATTACTGTGTAGAATGCGTTGACTGTTTCAGTTATTATGATTTTAATACCTCAAATCGGGTGTTTGAAATTATAGATCACGGGACGCCAGTAACGCAAGATAATAAATCTTGCACCAATGCCATAGAATTAATAAGAGAATTATCATGGCTTGAAGTTCTTGAATTATGCAATTTAGGAAAAGGTAATTCAGGCATTCGAAACGCCGGGAACTACAACGCCGGGAACGACAACGCCGGGAACAGAAACGCCGGGTACAGCAACGCCGGGAACGACAACGCCGGGTACAGCAACGCCGGGAACGACAACGCCGGGAACAGAAACGCCGGGTACAGCAACGCCGGGAACTACAACGCCGGGAACTACAACGCCGGGAACAGAAACGCCGGGTACAGCAACGCCGGGAACGACAACGCCGGGGCTTTTAATAATTTGGTTACACCAAATTACATGCTATTTAATAAGCCTTCTGATTGGACTTATGAAGATTTTATTAATTCAGATGCTTATAAGTATTTATCACAAATAGATACTACTATTTTTATTCCTGATTATAAAATGTCAGATGAAGAAAAGGTAATGTACCCATACTACGTTACGACTGGTGGTTATATAAAAAATTTACCATATAAAGAAGCGTTTCAAAATGCTTGGAATAATTGGAGCGATGCAGCTAAAGAGTCATTCCAGAAACTTCCAAACTTCGACAAGGATATATTTAAAGACATTACAGGCATTGATGTGTAGTTCTGAAAGCTCTGCACTCACTTGTCTATGGCCCCTTAAATGGGGCTTTGGCAGTAAAAGATATTTGTATTATGGAATTATCAAACGAAACAATAGAGGCTATTAAAGATAACAAGGATTTATTCATTGACATTCAAAAATTGCTGAACACAACCGAGGGTACAATGTATAGATACCTGCGCGATAACAAGCCTCGTCTCATTGGCATAGATGTTTTGACGCTTATATCAAAACGCCTGAACAAGCCAATTAAGGATTTAACCCGTTCCGCGTAACCATTAAAAAAGGAAAGAGAATGAAAATTAAAGACCTGTCTAAAGGTATTCATGCAGTTAGTGAGGCTATCGATTTCGTTTCGTCAAATACTGACGGTGACGAATCTGGGATTGGCGAAGAAATGTTAAGTGATTTACGCGATCTTATGGATGTTTTATCAAAAGAAATTAAAAATAAATATTTGAGAAACGCATTGGCTAAAATAAGGAGACGTAAACCATGAGAAAATTTTCACAAGCAGAAACCGCCTGCCTCCTCGCCATTTTGATAATTTTGGGGATTGGATGTGAGAAAAGTAAGCGGCAGGCAAGTGATGTAGACACAACAACGTTTATCATTGAGCATAGCAGGATACCGGATGTTGATACCTTAAAACTTTGGACTGATTTATCAATTCGAAGAATATCAATCGGAATGAAAGCTGATAGCGTAGACAAACAATACTACATCTATGCCGCCATGTACTACAAAACAGATGATGAAAAGTACAGGCGTATGGCTAACGAATGCTATCGATTGTATCAAAAATTGTGGAAGTTGTACGCAGCGAGACAGGATAGTATTGACAAAAAGATTTACTGGTAGCTGAACTACAGCCGGGGTATTAATAGAAACTAAACTTAAGATTATGAAAAAGATTAATCACTTAATAAATTAAAAAGTATGAAAACAATAAAAAGATTACTGCAAAGTGTAAATGAAAACTCGCCTAAAATCATTGCTGTTATTAATAAAGAAAATGGGCGTTTGATAATTGAATCAGACAAGGTTGTTGCTATTGGTAAACCGGGAGATTATTCATATCAGATCGAATTTGACTCCGAACAAGCAAATAATTTGTGCCAGCTTCTTAAAGAGCATCATAGTGTACTTTTCCAATAAGTTTTTTAACCCCCTAATCAATATAAAACAGTAAAACACCAAAGATATGAAGACAACATGGAATGATATTTTAATCCAAATAAATGGAGAACTATATTTTGCCGATAGCAATTTGGCATCATATGATTTAAAAATAATCGAATCAACTAATATAATGATGTTAGGTTATTCCCAGTCGCTTAAATGCGTATTAATACAGTTCAATAACCTGAAGCGATATATCTACAAAGATGTTGGCTTACAGGTAGCCATGGAATTATTTAACGCTGATGAAGTTTCGGTACCGGCCTGTTATGTACGTCTTTTTAAAGGGTTTTTTAGATATGAAGAAGTTGATTATTGGGTGCAAAAAGCATCATTAACAGATGTTTGCAAGCACTACCGTAACATGCAGTATAATCTCAATACAACTATTGGCTTATACGCCACTGATAGGCCCGATCTAATTGAAAAGTTTTCTCCAAGTGAAAATATACTTTGGGAATTGGAGTACTGTGAACAGCCTGAAAATTGTCAACGGATCAAATAACCACACCCTATCAATAGGTAACAATAATTAAAAACCAATTATGTCACACAAAAATCCAACACGCGGACAGCAAAGAGCCGCCTATGCTTACGAGCATAATTCAGGAATGTCAAAAGAAGATGCTTTGAATAAGGCGGTTTCACAAAGGGGGACCGATCAGCCGAAATCAAAAGGTGATTGGGATGGCTTTGAACAAACTATCGGCGAGCCTCATTATGATTGGGCTGATACCGAAAGTGAACAATAATTAAAAGGGGGAGAAAAATGAAAACAAATTTTTATCTAACAGTAAACAGCAAAGGAACAGTAAAAGCCACTAAGCGGCCACAATACACAGAATTTGACGAAGTGTGTATAGGCGTGGGATTAGTATTGCCAGATAGTTTATTCAGCAGGCCATCCATAAGCGCCACCATTGTAGTCAAACAAGACGATGTGAAGCACTTTATTGTGAATGCTGATACATCCAATCTCGTTAAGAATGCGATTGAACAATCAACTGGTCTTGAAGTGAAGCTGACTATTACAAACCCTGATGAAGAACCCCCTCTCAGGGGATAAAACCAAAAAAGATGAACCAACCCGACTACACCCCAATACCCATGTCAAAAATACGTGAGGAACCGCGTAAGATTTCAATATCGTATCACGAGAACGCTACTAACTGGATAGGCGACAAAGTTAAACTTGCAAGTGACATTCAGAATTATGCTAACTGGTACGCCCGGCAAGTGGGTGAAGCGGTTCGTGACGCCTGTATGGACGGCTTAGAATATGAAGACGCTAACAGGATACAGAAAATAAACATCGAATCATTCATTAAATAACCCCAACCCAATGAACACACCAAGCAATAAATTAAAAGCACAATTCTTTGCACTGTATTGGAAACAGGAAGTTTTGAAGTACGAAGATTCGGAAGCTGATCCATTTTGGGATAAACAGATTTATCCTGTAGATGGGCATAATATCACGTGCAATGGATTGCAAATTCATTTAAGGTCAGTAGATCAACTAACGGATACACAATTGCTTGAAATAGCTGTTTTGCGGGGATATAGAAAAGATCATTTGGATGTGGTTGAAGGCAAAGAATTGAAGGAAATATTAGGCGAAAACAAGCGGTATTTAAGCACCTTTGACTATAAAGAAGTTCGGCTGTGTATTGTTGATTATCTACGGCTAAACGGCTTTATTACGCCCTTCACCTACCTATCCGAAGACAACAAACCAATCACCCTATCCCCCTCTGACCTAATAGGTTTTGGGTGGGTTAAAATTAAAGCGAAATGAAAAAGTACACAGTAGAGTTAGTAAAGCGCATCTCATACGATGTAGATGCTGAAACAGCTAAAGAAGCCATTGAAAAAGCTAAAAACCTATCAGTTGTTGACTATATGACTGACGCGTTTGACTTACAGGCCGTTGTTGATAAGGAAACAGAAGAAGAAATTCAAATTTGTGAAAGCTGTGGTGGTGATATTTTGCCCGATACAGCTTATTCCGTTTCTGAAGATGACGGTTATGCTGTCTGTGAAAAATGTACTAAAGAAGCACAAGATTAATCACCTGCTCTTGTTCGGGTGGGTTAAAATGGAGAAAGAATTATGAAAAAGCTGGAAATAAGTAGCAATGGATTATGTTACACGTTATATGATGATTCAGGCAAACGAATTATCGATCATCCCTTTTATGGGTTTGCATCAAAATTACAAAAGTTCATCTCAAAAAGGCAATATGACGCCTTTATAGATGACGAACTTGCATTTTTCACATTAAGCGATAAAAAGTTTAATCAATTCATTGAATTATTAACCCCAACAGCAAGTAAGTAACCCATGACCAAAGAAGAAGCAATACAAGCCATGAAAGACGGGCAAAAAGTTACCCATCGTTATTTTGATAGCATGGAATGGATGACTATGGAAAACGGCAAAATAGTTCTTGAGGATGGCGTTAGATGTGCCCCTTATGAATTTTGGCGTTGGAGACTTGATGCCAGTTGGAACGAAGGATATTCACTTTTAAATAATTAAGCCATGAACCAACCAACAGCAATAACAGTAAGCAACTACATGGGAAAGCGCGTCAACCCACATGAACAATATATAGATGGTGGTTATTTTAACACGAATTGGCGTGATTGGAATACTAAGGAAAATTTAGCCGAGCACCCCTGCCCCTCCATAGCCAACACCGAACGAGGGGAAACTGTGATGGCTTATCTGCAATGGCAGGAGCAATTACCACTCAGTAAGAAATGGGTAAATGTAAGTGACGGCACTGATCCAAAGTATAAAAAACGCCAAATCTGGGTACCAATAGTCAAGCAGAAAGAGGGGGAAGGGAAGTTTGGAGAGTGGGTGACAGAAGAAATCGCTATTAAGATGGGGTTTTCTAAAATGCCTCATTTCACTGTTATGAACTCCCATGTTATGGATATTGGCAGAAATAGATTGCTTAGCTTAGGATGTATCGGTACACCAAATGAGGTGCTATTTATAGAGGCTATAGAGGGCGATAAAGTAACAGATTTGGTTTGCCTTCATAATTTCGACCACGATGGCCGGCTTACTATCAAAAGACTACAACAAATAATTGATTTATTTAACCACCCAATAAAAAGTAACATTTAAAGGAAAAATGATTAAAGTTTTTAAATTCAGATTATACCCTACGGATGCCCAAACGGCGTTAATGGATAAACATATGAATTGCTGTAGGTTTATCTATAATCTTGCTTTGGAAACCAAATCATATGCATACCAAACCCACCGCGTTAATTTATCAAACTACGATCTGCAAAAACAGATGACAGAGTTAAGAAAGGATCACGATTGGTTAAAAGAGGTAAGTTATGATGCACTGGCTGCGTCTATGTCAACACTCGATTTGGCCTTTAATAATTTTTTTGCCAGGAGAAGCAAGTTCCCAAAATTTAAAAACAAGAATTCCAATCAATCATTTAGCTTAAGATACAACTGCAACATAAAAGGTAATACTCTTTTTATACAGAAATTCAGAGAGGGAATAAAGATAGTAAATCACAGAAATTTAGCAGGTGACATTAGACATGTTGTAGTTAGTAAATCCAAAACTAATAAATACTTTGCTTCGCTTATAGTTGACGATTCGTCATTACCGGTGGCAAAAAAGCCAGTTAATATTGATACTACAATTGGTTTAGACCTAGGGTTAAAAACGTTTGCCGTACTTTCCGATGGTATAGAAATAGAAAATCCTAAACATCTTCAGCAATCGTTACAGCGATTAAAAGTACTTCATCGGAGATTGAGCAGAAAGAAAAAAGGCAGTAAAAATAGAAAAAACGCAATTCTTAAGTTATCCAAATTGTATGAAAAAATAAATAATAGCCGCTATCATTTCTTACATACTGTATCGCATGAGATAACCAATCATTATGATACTATCTGCCTAGAAGATTTGAACATTAGCGGAATGGTTAAAAACCATAAGTTGGCATTGGCTATCAGTTCAGCAAGTTGGAGTTCATTCGTAAATATGCTTAAATATAAAGCTGATTGGAGAGGAAAGAATATTATTCAGATAGGCATATTTGAAGCAAGTACTAAGACTTGTTCTAATTGCGGTGGCATAAAGGATATGCCATTATCAGAAAGACATTATAAATGCGCATGTGGGCTGTCTTTATCAAGAGATCACAACGCAGCGATAAATATAAAGAAATCAGGCATGAAACGTGCCGGTGAGCTTGTGGAGTTGTCGGCATTAGCCGGGGCTAAGAAGCAAGAATTATTTTAACGAAAGTTTATATAAAGTTTACCCTAACATGGAAAAGAAACAAATAAAAACCGCTGAAGAAATGTTTGATAATCAAACCGAAACTTTTTGGGATAAGGGACGCCAGATTTACACTATACAAAAAAGTGATGCTATTTCCATAGCTAAAGAGTATGGTTGCCAATTTAAAGACCGCGAGTCCCCACTAGTAACAGAAAATCAAGCAACTAATTATCAGCCCCTATATGATCTATTAAAAACACATGGCCTAACCGATTTGGTTGATTGTGAATTGGATGAAATCATAAGCTGTGTAAAATCCTTATCCCCACCAGTAGCAGGTACGGTAGAGGAAATACTTCAAAACGTGCACGACAATTCAGATGGCTTCAGGTGGTTCTTGAAAGAGAAAAACATAGATTATAAGCCTAATGGACACTTTACAACTGTGATAGGCGACTATGATAAATTTTGGCTTGGCGTGGAGTTCACTAAGTTTAGAATAGCTCATGATCCTGATTTTGTCGCCTCCACCCAATCCACCACCATAGAAAGGTTGACTAAGGCGCTGGAAGCGTTGCTCGAGTGTTTAGAAGCTACTTATGACGTTTATACCAAAGATGAATACAAAGAGGAACGAGATTCGGCCAAAGAGTTGTTAGAAAGCATTAAAAAGTAGAAAGATGAAAGATTTCGAATATATAAAACAATATTACCAAGTTCCTGCTGATTATGGCAGAGATGTAATAGTTAATGGTAGAAAAGGTAGCATAACTAAAGACATTGGTAATTATATTGGTGTTACCTTTCATGATGACGAAAAGAAAGAGTCATTGCCTTGTCATCCTACCTATAAAGTAGAGTACTTGAAAACATTTACACCGGTATCTAAACTTAGAGCTAAGAATCACCGCTCAAAGGAAAGGTATTTAAATTACCTAGCTTCAGATAGTTCATTAACATTCGGACAATGGATTCGCATTAAAAAGTAACAAATGAGAAAACTCTTAGCCATCATCCTCATCCTAATTTGGATATTTACACCGATTGATAAAAATAATTTGTACAGATGAAAACAACACCGATATTATGAAATATAGAAAACCGGGCAATAGGCCATTTACAATTATAGGCGAAGTTGAAACACTCAAAAGCCTCAACGGAGAATTTGTTTATATAGTAACTTCTAAATATCGCGAAAAACGAGAAGTGACGCGAATAGAAGCTACCGAAGATATTATTAAACAATTCATCCCTTACTTATACAAGGTAGTTGAAGTTCAATTTATTAAAGGTTGCGTATTTATAAAAGAAGCATCATTATGATACACGTAATTTACATCCTGATAATTGCCTGTCTATTATGGTACATAAACCATTTAAAATGGCTGTGTAATACTTACAAAGAGTGGATAAAGGACGATCAGGAAGAAATTACACGTTCATATAAGGCTTTTGATGATTTATTAAACGATAGATTATGAAACACTCATTCACCCTCTTACTCCTCCTCGCCTGTCTGACGGCGGGGGCGCAAACGAAACAAGATACGACAACATTGCATGTAGGTAGATTTCCAATGACGCCTAACTTCACATCTGGAAGGGTTGTTTCAACTGCCGATACAAGTTTAATTGATTTTTCGGTGCACCCACTTTCTTGGCAACCGGCAAAGTTCATATGGTTTAATACACCCGACGAAATATTATCTATAAGCGCACCTAAAAATGATACCATAACCGTCAAATTCAACCGCAAATACGTTAAGTTTATTAATGATTCAACTTTTATATTTAAACAACCAAAATGAAAAAAGCAATCCTTACCGCCCTAATTTTAATTCCCCTGTTTTCCGGGGTTTTAAAAGCGCAAACCACCAAGCCCGACACAAACAAGTATCACTTCAGCGAACAAGATGCAATACTCATCGACAACCTTATGAGCCAACTTGATCAGGTATCAGGTAATTCCGATAAGGTGTCAACAGCGCAATACAATCAGCTTCACAAGGCCGTTATGCATATTGACAGCCTAATTAAAGTGCAGTATCTTAAGAAGCATCCGGTTAAGGAGCAATCTAAGAAAGGAGAAAACAAGCAATGAAAAATTACGTACTTGGATTCGCATTCGATTTCGCCAAAGAAAATATCGTGCTTATCGAAAAGCAAAAACCAGAATGGCAAAAAGACAAGCTTAACGGCGTTGGGGGCAAAATGGAAGGTGATGAAAATCCGCAGCAATCAATGGTTAGAGAGTTCTTCGAAGAAACAGGGGTTCAAACAAATACCGATGATTGGACACATTTTGCAACTATGCGTTTTGGTGATGACATTATGGGCGGTCAGGCAAATGTTTATTGCTTTAAAATGTTTGATGATTATGCCATGAACGCATCAACATGTGAAGAAGAGGCGATATTTATTTTAAAACTTGATGGGATTGACGAGATGCCATTAATGCATAATCTTCATATTCTTATCCCGCTGGCCTTACAGACTGAATTTAGGTTTACTGAATTGAAACAAAATAATTAACTACTTTTACATAAACATTTAAACAATCAAATCATGGGATTACTAACTGCAATTTGGGGCGTACTATCATTCGTACTCAACAAACTAGGCCTCTTTATGAAGCCTATCATTAAAAGTGGAGAAGACATTTACGACATGCTGACAGAAGATGAAAAGAAAGCCGCTCAATGGGCATCAGGGCTTTTCGCTATCGTTAACAACAATATCGATCAAACACCTCAGGTTATTATCGACTTGTTAAAATTGAAATTTCCTGATTTAAGCCTCGACGTTGTTCACGGATTTATTGATACTCTTCTTAATAAGCTAAAGTTTGCACAAGGTGAAATACCGCTTACTTTGGAAGATGCCGTTGCTAAACTACAGGCATATCTTAAACAGCATGAGGATGACCATAATGTTTGGGGTATCATTTCTAAAGCAGGTGTAACGATATTGACGCTATTGTTCAGCCCAGGCACCGAGGCGCAGAAGATTGAGGCGGCTTTGGAGTATATTTATCATCTGATAATTAAGCCCCACGTAGAGGGGACACAAAACCCAAACGTATAGAGCCGCAGATTGACTGGTGGCTTAGAACTTATTCAGCAATTTTATAACCTTTCAGAACCGGACTAATCATCCGGTTTTTTTTATTCGTCCTTGTTGATGGGATTTTCAGGCTGCGCAGCAACATTCACCGTATCAGCGTTTGTAATTGACGGATTTCCAGCGTTGGCAGCAATGGTATCGTTCTTAGCTGAACTCCCTTGACTTGAACCAAAGTAATAACCAATAGCCAATGATACAGAAGTAACCATAGCAATGAGTATTTGAGGGTCAGGCTTAATGTTTCTTATCGAACACATGTAGAAGTAGCCAAATCCTAATACTACGATCATGAGGGCTAAAACTGGCTTAATATTGGTAAGAAGCCAAGATTGAGGTTGTGAGGTTGTTTCTGCCATTGTTTTAAAGTTTAATCAAATATAGTTAAATATTATTAAGCCTCATTATGAGCCAATACAGCCCCGTTATCATCTAAATATATCTTGCGTACACTGGCAGGCTGTGACACTCTCCACGGTGCTCTACGCCTTGCTATGCACCTGTTTTTGCCAATCCATTCAAAGCCAACTTTATCACCTTGATTGCCGCCATAGATAAGGAAATTATCCTTGCTCTCCCCAATATATTCAGCTACGTGATGCCCGCCGGTTCGTGAGAATACCAATACATCACCGAGCATTTCATTTCCGGGTTCAACGCGTGTACCCCATAATGCCCATGATGCGGCGGCTAACAAGTCTTTACTTATATCCCATCCTGCACGTTTGGCTATGACGCCCTGAAATAGTCCGCACCACGGAGTAGCGTCACCGGGATACCACCCGTTAACACCAACCTCTTTTGCCCATGCCATTATAACGGGATTATTTTCGGCACCCGGTGTTTCCAGTGTGCCGTACAGTGCCAGTGCCTCTTTCAGCATCTTTGGCCCCGGCTCGTCATTGAGCCATGCGTATTTGTCAGGTAGGTTCATGAATAAATTTTAACAAAGATATGGTTTCCAGTTTAAAGTAACGGTTTGCTTGGTGCCGTCTTCATAAACATAATTTTGTGTAATATAGATTGTTCCACCTGTGGTTTTTGTTTCCATCGTTTCTATTTCGACAATCGGATTTTGATTCAACACTTGCGTGTGAACTGTTTCGCCATTACTTAATGTTATCCATCCCATAACTACAAATCCCTATTCCCCCTCCAATCCATTATAAGCACCGTCACGCCAAGTATCAGGCTGAAAGAAACGAGGAGGGTTGAAAGCATGTTAAATCCAGTTATTCTTTTTAAGTCTTAGCCACATTTCAATACGGGCATTTTCAGGCGTATCTCCTAAACAATACATATCAAGCCCATTCCAAGTGCCGTAGCAATCCCATTGGCCTTTAAATTCCTTTACGCGAAATAACCTTGTGAATTGTTCAGTTGTAATTTTCAGGTATTGCATATTTAAAGATAAAGTTTTGATTTGTTATTTGCAAATGTGTATCTTTGTGTTATAAAACAACCACGATTATGCTCCCATTTTACGCAGGCCAAAAAGTTATTTTAAATCCCAATCTTTCAGATAAAAATAGAGGGTTTAAGCATGGTGTTACATACATAATTTCTGAATGTGTTAGTAAAATCAACCCGGCAAATGGATTAGGCCCGTTTGTTTATGTTGGCGTTGTTGGGCATTGTAATGGTGCTTCATGGTTTAGCCCAGAATTGTTTATACCTATTGAAGAACTAAAAGCGTCAATAATGACTTTTGAACAAATACAAGAAACACAACCTTTGGAAATACTCATCAATAATTGACATTCCCCACTAATCGTGGTTGACAAATGGGGTTTATGAGGGTGGCTTCGGTCGCCCTTTTTCTATTCTCCCCCATACACCCTAACCAACAACAACCAAACGTGCAAAAGATAGAGTGCCAAGAAGATAACAACCCCTATCCAAAGTATCCTGTTACGTGGTAAGCCGAAGTGGAGGTATTTCATTGGTTTATCAAATAAGCCATCCATAAAAATAAGAACCATAGGAACACACAGCCGATTATGGTGAGGATGACGCGCATGTACTAATTTAGTATTTGTAATCTAGAATTTTCTAATTGCCATAAGAACCATCCAAACCACATTTTAACCATTCCAACTGTAAGCGGTTCAAATAAAGTAAAATCACGTGTATGGTCACTTACAATATAATCTGCGGTATAATGGCTTAAAGTTGGCACTCCGTCACAATCTAATCCTCTGCACCAATAAGTTTTGTAATCGCCTTTATCAAGTAAGATGTATGGATTTTCATTTCTGAAATTTAGATATTCATACGTGTTTTCTGAACTTGGTTGAAATCCGTCTGATTTTGGAATATCGGGATTCACAATAATATCACAAGGTTTAAAATCATAAAAGAATAATTGTTCCCCCTCGTGGTTATAGACAAAATCTTCATCATTTAGCATCTTGTAGCTTTCGTCTATAATTAGATTGAAATTATTATAATCAGAAGTCTTGATACTTCTCCATTGCATATATGAAGCAACCGTTATTTTGCCTGACTTTTTAATTACTCTTAATGGTCTGAATTTAACTGTTTTCATATAATCAAATATAATAAAAAAAGTCTCACATCGCGCAAGACTTTTCTACCTATCTAACCTATTTTAAGCTGCGCAGATCGCGCTTGCTGTTGGGGGCTATTTAAAGTTAGTATTTTGATATTAAATATACAATAATTATATTTGCATTGTGTTATCCGACTTTCGCCAAGAGATAACAAACAGATTAAAAAGATTTAGCCCGTGTTGGCTTAGTAAGGTAGCGAAAGACCCGAACGGCTGATACGGGTTTTTTATTTTCAAAAAATGAAAACTTTAAGTTATCGTATCAAGGGCACAGCCCCATTATTGATGCACAGCGACAAAACCGCTAATCCGTTACATCCTTTTACTAAAAGATTAAAGGAACTCACTAAAAAGAGACAGAAAACAGATGAAGATCAAGAGGCTATCGCCCGTTGTGAATTTGAGGCGTCTTGTTATTATGAAGATGGGATATACATTATGCCATCCAGTGTTCTTGATGCTACGTTTTTAGCGTCTGCCAAACAGTTTAAACAAGGGGTATTATGGAAACAAGCTGCAATCGTACCGGACGATGCCATATTTGAGTTTAAGCATTCAAAAGTACCACCACCTAAGTTATTCGATGTTCCCGGTTATTGCGATATGAGAACTGTAAAAGTTGGTCAGGCAAAAACGATGAGGTGTCGTCCTATTTTTCATTCATGGGAATTTACATGCACTATATTTTTGGATGAAGCCAAACTGAATGAAACCGAAGTAGACACAATTGTAAAGAATGCCGGAATGTATATTGGTGTCTGCGACTACAGGCCACGTTATGGTAGATTCACGGTAGAAAAAGTTTAATCATGGATGAAATTATTGCAAAAATAGTGAGTGAATTTGAGCCGGGACAGCTCATCACTCACGACTATCTGAGAGATATTTTTAATATAAAATTCCCTCAGATACGTAATTATAATAACACAGCGAAATACGTCGAAGACTATCAAAACATTCAATTCAAGTACATGCAGATGGTTGATAATTTACGAAATGAATTACTTGAAAAAGAAATGTACTATCTAAGGAATATTCGTGGCGATGGTTATACTTTATTGCCACCAAAAGATCAAGTGCAATTTGGGTTTAATTCAGCTATTGATGCTATTAAAAAGGAATTGAAAACAGCACGTAATATTATGCTGAATGTCAGAACCAATGCTATTCCTACTGAACAAGTAGGCAAAAATAATGATTTGATTGCCAGATTAAGTAACTTGCAACAAGTCTTTTCATCAAGTAGAAAGTAGGGTCAGAGGTAGGGCAAGTTCTGATGGGGTAAGTATTGGAATGGTCTGATGCGATAGGGTCGGTGGCAAGGACTGGTCGTTTATGGTTGGGTATGTTCGTATATGGAGTGGCAGGGTCAGCGGTTAGGTATAATGCGGTCAGATATGGTTAGGCGCGTTGAGGCAGGATTTGGTCAGAGGTTTGGTGAATTAAGATGCGGTTAGATAATATTTGATGAAGCGGGATGAGGTCAGTGGTTTGGTACGATGTGGTGGGGTCTGATATGGTCATAGGTAAATTATGGTGGCTTCCGGTAAGGTAATATGTTACCCGGTTTGGCATATATAATTTTAGGTCAGGTTGGGCTTGGTGTGGTAAAGAATTAAGCCCCTTAATTGGGGCTTTTTTTAATATATTACAGGGCCAAAAAAGCTTTGATTTATCAAGTACCAGTGCGTAACAGGTTGAGGGTTAACGGCAAACTGAATTGGGAATGTTGAAAATCCTGTGCTATTTGTGGCCTTTATTGTAACCGTTATGGGTGCTGTAACCTGCGTTGGTACACCTGAAATTATGCCTGAGGTAGCGTCTATCGTAAGTCCGGCAGGTAATGATACATCTGTCGTATATCCGCTAATTGCTCCGCCCGTATTTGAGGGCGACAAGGGGGTAATAGCCTGATTGGTTAAATACAAAACCGATGATACTGTATAGCTTATGTTTGGTGCAGGTATCGGATTAATTTGAATTGTGACATGGGTCGTTGAACTGCCGCCAGTATTAGACCCTACAATCGTATAACTTGTCGAACCTGATATAACTGTCGCTGTTCCACTAATAACGCCATTAGACGTGTTAAAATTAAGTCCTGTGGGTAAAGATGGGCTAATAGTAAACCCCGTTGCAGCGCCGCCGCTGTTAATAGGGTTCATATTGTTTATAGCCACGTTTATAATCCCTGTCTGTGAACTTGGAGAGTAGGAAATTATCGGTGCTGCAACAGCAGGTGCTTGAATTTGGATCGAAATCGGGAAGATAGAATTTCCACCCGCATTTACGGCTGTTATATTATATGTAGCCGCTGATTGTGTAGCCGTAGGTGTGCCACTTATTTGACCCGATATAGTATTTAGGGATAAGCCGCTTGGTAAAGCAGGGCTAACTGAAAACGATGTAATTTGCCCACCCGTATTTGTTGGATTAAGGGGTACTATCGCTGAATTTTGAGTGAATAAATAAGGACTGCCACTGTAGGAAATACTTGGCTTTATCGGATTAACTTGTATTGTCACATTCGCTGTCCCTACGCCTCCCGAATTTGTTGCGCTGACCGTATATGTAGTCGCGCCCTGCGCTGCCGTAGGAACGCCTGAAATTGTGCCTGAATTGAATGTTAAGTTTGCGGGTAACGAAGGACTGATACCCCACATAACAACTGGCGACCCCGTATTGGAAGCATTTAGTGTCGGTATAGCACTATTAATAGTTCCGACTACGCTATTTGGTGAATAACTTATAACTGGTTTATTGACCAGTGCAGGATTAACCGTTATCACTAATGGGAAAGTGCTTTGTCCCGCAGAATTAACCGCTTTTACCGTGTACGTAGCCTGCGCAGTTGCAACCGATGGAACGCCGCTCACGATACCATTCACGCTCGATATTCCTAAGCCCGAAGGAAGTGATGGACTAACGGAGTATGAAACTACATTTCCTCCCGAATTTGACGGTACAAGGCTTGAAATAGCCGTACTAACTACGAACGTAAATGGTGAACCAGTGTAGCTGATATTAGGTGGTAACACTACAGGGTTACATGGAGGCCATAATGGATTTGGAAGTATTGAAGCGTTCAGGGATGTTGAAGTAGTATTGGTTGCCCATCCTGCCGGAGCTGTCACATTCGAAGAATCAAACCAGTAATTAAAAACACCGCCCGATGCTTGTATACACCTAACGTTATTAAACGCCATAGTAACATTATTAGATGGAGCACCTGAATAATTACCATAGGCCATACCTACTGATGTGTATGATGTTTGAGCAAGATAGCCTGTATTGTATGACATCTCTATGTTTGTACCGCCCTGTACTTGGCATAGCACACTACCGGTATTGACGAATACATTGCTATCGCACCGTTGCCAAGACCCGCCGACATCTCCGGCCACTGCGGCTACATACCCCGTCCCCGGCGGATTAGTGCTTCCATTAAGCGCTTGGTTGCGACAACAACGTATTGGAGATGCTGGTGTACCATTGCATTGAAAGATTGAATATTGGTCTCCTATACCACTGCTAGAGACATCGTGATAGGATTTGTTATCTAGTATTTGAATGCCTACACCATTGCAATTATTAAGTTGAACCGAACTCCCCCCACCATCACTTGAAGTTGCTGTCACATTCGGGTCAATAATGTTATGAAAATAATTATACCAAATATGGATTTGATTAGTTGCACCTACCGCATTAATACCTCTCCAACCAGCCTCTAAAAAACACGTATCAATCGTTATGTTGTAGCAGCCCGACCCGATTTTAATCAGTCCATTCGCTGTCGTGCCATTTTTAATAATACACTTAGTGATATGCACATCATGTACCCCATTTGGAATGTTTATGCCTATTGTCGCTGCATTTGCAAGGTCAATTGATTTACCCGAAATAGTTGAATTACTAGTTGCCGTTATCGGGCCACTCGATGTAAAAGTCCCACAGCCGGGTATAGCTTGCGATAGACAAAATAATGGGAAAAGAACAGTTAAAGCAATTAGGACTAATTTTCTCATACTGAGGCTGTTTTGCACAGCTAATATAAATAAAAATTAGCTTGCTTTCAAAAGTTTTAATTCAACGATCTTTTTCTTTCTTTGTTCAGCCTCCTTAGCTCTCGATGCCTTATATGCAATTGTACATAAATCACATCTGCATTTATATTTTCTATACATTGTAACTGTACCATGTGTAGTCTTTTTATCTTTTATACCATTTGCCTCTTTATCCATTTTCCATTTCGGGTGGTAGTATGATTTGTGCCTACCGAACGCCAACTGCCTTCTTTTGGCGCATGACGTTGTTCAAACTGTTCTTCTGTGCAACTTCTAACTTCCCATTTCTCAAATGGCATCATTTTAGCCCATTTCAGGGGTTTAGTGAGATGGCTTCCTGATTCGCGTATGATTTTAAATTTCATAAAAATAAAAAGGGCAACTACCCACGACAAGCAATCACCCTTTGTTAAATTTTTCCCAAAAGTACTAAATAGTCGTGGTTATTTAGCAATAGCTAAGATACAAAAATTATTTATTAGTAGTATGAAAATATGCCATAACAATTCCACCAATTATCCCACCGACTACAATAGCAATAGCAATAAGTAACTGTGTGCTGATCCCAGACCGTCCTGCGTTCTGTGATTGTGATAGTTCTAAAGCTGATACCCTGTTAGTGAGCCTGTCAAGCTGTAAAGTGGCTGTATCTTGTGTGGATTTGATAAGGTTTCTCAAGCCCTCTAAATTGGCGTCTAAGCGGTCTGATTCTTTTTGCCTGAGTTTATCTTCGTACTCGAAGCTAATTCGCATCAATTCGTTCTTAGCCTCTGAAAGTTTACGATCAGCTTCGCGAAGATCATCAATACGCTTAATAGACGCCGCGACTAACTGCAACACATTTTTAGTCGGGTCTATGCGCTTTGCCATCTCATTTCTTAATCTCTCTCAGCAACTCCTTAAATTGCGCGTCAGAATGCGTCCTGTCATCTTCCCTTAATTCAAACAGTTTGTCTATGTTTGTCTTGATGGTCTGCAATTCATGGTCAAGTGTAGTCCGCAAAGTAGCCTTAACAATGTCCTGTATGAACTCTTGTTTCTCTTTGGCTTTGTTCTTGAAGTAGTAATTAATATAATAAATGTATCCCAGCAGGAAGGTTACGCATCCTGAAATCCATTTTATATTTTCGTTCCAATCAAAGGTAGGTAAAGGTGCAGTTGCCAATTTTTGTTTCATTTAAAAGGTACAATTGAATCACTTGAATGTTTTGTATCGGATTTCACAAAAAAATATAGTTAAAGTTATTGAAAAAACTGAAATATTAAAAGCATAATACATTTGCTGTGGCTTTTGATCCTGTAAGTATCCTAAATGGGTAAACAGCCGTAGGATGTTGTTCATTATTACGCATAGTATCAGCAACAAGTTAAACTGCTTGTGATGATAGTTTACAAAACCACACTTCAAGTCAATCAAAAAAAATGACAATGCTCCTATCGTAAGATAGTCATAAAACAGTTTTGAATAATGCGGGTCTATTCGTGTGAACTCATAAATGTAAACATTGAACAGGCCAACGTAAAGAGTCACGATTATTATCGTTGTAGCTATCCTTAACTTCATCCGTCAAATACGCATTTCTTCAATACTGCGTCCCATACATACCCCGGTGGGCAAGTCGGCGGGTCGGTCATCGGTTTCACTACCGGTGGTTTTTTTGGTTTTTGTTTCTTTGCCATTTTATTGTGAGTTTAAATTATTGTGTTACTATTCTAGGTTGTTGTTATTTTCTAATTGGAAATGTAATTGCTTTTTCAATTGACCAGCCATATCTATAAAGCCGTGACCATAATGTCATTGGTGGCATAGATAATTTTTCAGCCCATTCATTGAGACAATGTGTTTCATTATTATAAGTTATAAATACATTAGATCGCCTGTTTCTTGCCTGTTCTGTTTTTGTTGCCCATTTGCAATTTGACGGTTCATAATTGCCATCATTGTCAATACGATCAATAGAATGTTTAGGAGTTGGTCTTTTACCCATGTCTGATAAAAAGTTTTCAAATGAACCAAGCCACCTTTCACAAATTATAATTCCTCTTCCTCCGTATCTAAGATCATTTTTATTCCTGCAACGATCTTTTATTTTACACCAAATATTATATTCATCTGTTTTTTGACCTGTAGTATATCCATGAGTTGGATTGCCTTTTCTACACCCGCAACCTTTACTGCCTCCTCCTTGAACTTTGTCAATTCTATCTATGAACTCCTTACCGCAAATACACTTAAATTTAGCCATTCTTCTTTTGACGCCGTTGGTAATCAAATATGGCTCGTCGCTCAAAAATATGCAATCTCCTATCAATTGCCCCGTCGTATAAATAACTCTTAGTCTTTTTCCCATATATAAATATAGGAATATATTTTATCAATACCAAGATGAACTTAAACTGTCGTATGTTAATACCACTAACCCACCAGCGGCAGGAGATACGATGCCATCTATCACTGTACCTCCCGAATATGTTACCGTTGTCACGGCCTGAGTGTACTTTATAAATACACAATCATTGTTTGCAGGCGATGAGGGCAAATTAACCGTTAGCGAAACCAAAGCACCTGCCGGGTTTACGATGTTATACTGATTGTTAATAAGGGTTATCGTCCCACCAGTTGTTGGGGTAAAAATGGTATGAGCCTTCGCTCCAATAGTGCCTAATGTTCCATCGCCTAATATATATTGCGAGCTTGTGCCAATTCCTGTAGAAGTCAGGTTTTTAGATGCATCGGTGAAAACTACTTTTGAGGCGGTAAGAGCCGCGTTGTTTATTCCGGTGAAAGTTGCTGAGCCTGTGGAAGAAATATTGGCAAGGTAGGAGTTGTTCTGCGTAGGTAAGACAGCTACGGTATACCCACTTCCTATATCTGTAACGCTTGTTGTTGACGATGTTATATATTGATTTTCACCTCCGGGAGTAGTGCCGACGTAGATGCGATAAGAAGCTGCTCCGGTTACCGCTGTATAAACAATGGCATTAGAACTCGTAGAACCTGTATTGGTGACACCTGTTTCATTTGAAGTTGGCCCGATACCTCCATTAGCATCCACCGGATAAACAACGTAGTAATGTGCGCCTGCCGCTATCGTACCACCTGATGTAGACCCGGTAACACTACTTAGTGTAGGTGCTAATAAGCTACCAACAGAAAAGCTTGTAGTGAATCTGCCGTTACCTGTTACATCAATATTAAACCCATTATCTACCGTACCGCCCCAAAGCAAATGCCCATTTCTATAAATTCGACCCGCCTCCAATGATCCACCATTAGAACCATTGCTCACTAAGAAATTTATAAAACCAAGCGAATAGCTGTTATACACACTTGTTGAAACACCTCCCGTACTTCCAAACGGAATAAAGCCACCTTGATAAGTGCCGGAGTCATAATAATATTTTTTATTTACCTGTCCCTGTAAATCTCCATAGAACGTTGCCTTTAAAGCTGAATTGACGGAAAATGCCGTCGAATTTCCGGGCATAAGATTTATAGCACCGACAATACTACCATTGGTTACCAAATCCATACCACCACCATTATCTACTGGTTGTAAGTAATTATAGATATTAAAACCAGTGTTGGAACTAAATATACCAGTTACCCTACCCGCTTGTGTGAGCAAAATGTCATTGTTTTGTATCGTATACCCGGACGGTGTAGTCCAGTTGGTTTGTATAACAGGGCCGTTTATATAGAAATTTCCGCCTGTTGCCGTACCCAATCCTGATGGCAATTGAATTAGCCTACCTACCGTATCACCTGTGGTTACACCAAGTAAATTAGGCGCTATGGTCGCACCGATAGGTAATGTATTTATTTTGGGTAACTGAACCTGGTTTAATTGAGTTAATCCACTTGCTTCCAATTGATGACTGTCTTGCCATAAATTAGGGTAATATGTATTATAAGCTAATTTTGCAATGAGCGTATGCCCCAAATTATTTGGGTGCTGATTATCGGATGCGACTAATTGAGTAGCCCCCTGATACCTTATAAGTTGCTGTATTTTAACATTAACACATCCATTAAGTGCCGCTATTGAATCTATAGCAAAACTAAATTGACGTTGCCTTGAAGTATATTGAGCTAATGTTAATCCACCCGGTATTGCGCTAGCTAATGTTGTTTCATTAAAGCCGATATTTGTCCACCATATTTGGTTAGCTGCCCATCCGTGAGAAGTGGCGTAATTTAGTACAGTTACAACATCGGCCGCAAATTGGTGTTCAAAATAAGTTCCTGTGTTGACATTAACGTCATTTTGACCATAGCATATTAATAAAAAAACGTCACTCCCGCCCTTAGTTGGAATGTATGTACTCAAATTACTAACCACTGATGTACCACCTGATGCACCTAAACTTATACCCGGATGCCCCCCGTTAACTTCGGTTAAGCCCATTAAGGCAGATAGTTGAGTTGAAAACCGGAGTGTTGATGGACTAGCTCCGGTACCAGCCACAAAGCTATCGCCTGTAAATACAAAATTTCCACTTAAAGACGGTCTTGTTAATACATTTCCAAAGTAAGCAGTGTCTGCTCCGAAGTATTTACCATTGCTAATTATTTTAAAATTAGCAGGTAAAGTGGGATTGATTTGATTCGTCTTTATCTTCGTCTGCCCAAAAACAAACAAAGGCGCTAAGAGTAATATAAAAAGTAGTTTCTTCATTTTAAATAATCACTAAGTAATAAATCTCCAGTTAATGGTGCAGATACAAATGTTATAGTAGAACCTGATATAGTATAATCGGTAGTTACCTTTAATCTCAAACCATTCTCATACAATCTTACCGTCCCGCTTGTCGGGGTATTGGCTAAAGTAAAAGTAACGTTACTGCCATTCACCGTTCCACTTGGCACTTCCGACCAAACAAAGTTGGATGTTGTTAATCCTCCACCACTTCCATTACTTGCCGCTGTCAACCTTCCTTTGGCGTCTACCGTTATATTGGCGTTCGTATAACTTCCTGCTGTTACTGCTGTGTTAGCTAATGTCAAAGCAGGTGCGAGCGTTGTCGTTCCTGTCGTACTGCCTGTTACGTCTCCTGTAGGGGCAAAGGATATGGTTTGGTTGCCTGTGAGATAACCGCTATCATTAGTCCACTGACTTATATTACCTGTTTTATTTGTAAACGCTACACTATTTGAGGCGGTTACCGGGAATGTTATTGCTGTGGAAGAAGCGGCAGTTATTAAACCCTTTCCGTTCACTGTAAAAGCACCTACGTGCGTAGCATCCCCAAATGAGCCTACATTGCTATTAACAGTTGCTAAAGTAGCTGCTGCACTTCCGGGGCCTGATGCCGTTACGTCACCTGTTAAGGCTGTGATTCCTCCACTGATAGTTGCTTTAGCGCTATCTATCAATTGTATCGTTGTTCCAACTGATGGTATCGAAAGCCTTTGTAACCTTTGGTTAGTTGAGTGGTCACTATCGTAAATAAATCCATATCCATCAACTGTTTCAGTTACTAATATCCCTGTATTTGTAAGACCAAACACTGCATTTTTTTGATTATTTGCGGGGTTGGTATATCCTATCTGCGCTTGCGGCCCTGAACCGTTTACTCCCGCCTGTAAAAATGAACTACCCGCAGCTGTCTTTACGAAATTAGCCGTAAAAACGCCATTAAATAATTGCATGTTAGCCGTGTTCCCTGTGCCAGTTGCGCTTGTTACCTTAAACTCATTGCTTGCACCTGTGAGTATGTCTGTGTTTTGAATTAATGTACCACCTAATTGTACTGTAGTACCAGACACAGTAAGCCCATTATTGGCCGCTGTAAGCGTACCACCTCCGCTAATTTTACCCTTATACAATCTGCCTGCCTTCATACCTAACACGCTGTCTACCGTAGTGGTATCCCTAGGATTAAGGTTAATAGTGTCATTACCAATAATAAATTGTTTAGGATTAAAATGAGCCGCATTCTTCCGTAGCGTGTCCATCATACCAGTTATTGTAGACATTTTGGTGGTGTCTACGATAAAAGTCTGCCCAACTAAGTTTAGCCCAAATCCGGGCAAATAAATAGCCTGATTAGACCAAAAAAGATTTCCTGCGCCATCTGTCTGTATCACCTGACCACTTGTACCGTCTATGGGGGGTAGAATATAATGGCCTCCAATTTTAAGAGTGTCTGTACGTTCAGTTCGTGTCCACGGATTAGCGTAGCTTTGCTGTACAGTTGGTTGACTGAACACAAACTGATTTGACGGCCCCGGTGGTATAATAGTGGTTGCTGTGGGGGTTATTAGTACTGCCCCTACGATAAGCGTGTCAGTACCTACAGACGGTTGAATCGGTGTTGGGCTAAGTACGCCAACTTTAATTCCTATACCATTATTCGCTTTTGTAGCGTAAATCGTTTCGTACCTTGAGTAAACACTGTCACGTGCTTGTAACGTAAAATTAGTGTTGCTTCCTAAAGTATAAACTTGATTATTAATTCTCCACGTACCTGTGTGAACAGTTAAAGTACTTGAAACAACGGTCAGTGAAAGACCAGTCAGGACTGTATTAGGTGGTGTAAGTGAGTAAAATGGATACCAACTTGTGCCGTCAAAAGTCCATTTAATCCCTGTAGATGGTTCTAAATACCATGAACCTTGTGGCTTTGGAACAGGATTAACAGGTTGAGTCTGTTGAGCAAAAACCCAAGCAGGGAGTATTAAGAGTAATATTAAAAGTAATTTCTTCATTTAACTATTTCATTACCGACCAATCAAAAGTTGTTGTGCCGTTTAATCCACTTGGAAACACCACATCGAAAGTTGTAGTAGTTTTATTGGTTACATAGTGTCCAACTATTGCGTTAGCAGACGTTGGTTGAACTATTACCCTATATGTATTATTTGTCATTGTCGTTCCAATAGTAACCGTAAAGGTTGTCGTTGCTGATGCGAACAAAGAGTAACTGTTTGAAATCACCCTTCCATCGACATAAGTCTTACTGACTTTACTATTGGCCGTATAAGTATACTCTTGGTCGTAGTTATCAAGTCCATAAGTCCTTAGTGCAATATTCTGTGTTCCTGTATAGGAAGTTATAGATGCCACTCTAATACTAAAACCACTCCCTATAACATTTCCCTGCGAATCAGTCACTACAGCGCCTAAAACATCTCCTACGGTGTAGTTTACACCGGGGTTAAGGATAGCTATTCCTGTTATTGCTCCGGCTGTAGCGGTTAATGTTGCTGATGCACCTGCTCCTGTACCGCCTGTTAATACTACGTTGTAAACGCCTGTGCCGTACCCACTACCTCCAACTAAGGTGTTATATCCGCTAATAATTGATGTACCAAACACCGGACGAACGTCCATACCAACTAATAAGTCACCATTAGCTGTTGGTTGTAGTACATCGGTATAGGTAGCGCCCCTTGCAAACGCGCCTGACGCCTGTATGTACGATGACTTGGTTAGCAACCCATTATACCCCACTCCGAGCCATGTTGGGCTATACGAACCGTTAACACGTAATATATCAGAGGTATTGGCAATGCTGTAATTCTGTAAAGTCAACACCGGATGTGTATCGGCTATATTCCTGTTGATATATACCCCCGTCGTAGAAGTTGAAATCTGCGCGTTGTTGCCTGTTGAGTTGTTGCTTATTCCCGAACCGAATAACTGACCTGTGTTATTTATTTTAGCTACCTGTGTGCTATTTCGGTAAAATAGTAATATGTCCCCTGTAGAGCCTTGATTAAGGATAAAATTATACCCTGCTAACGTTTCAGTTGTATTTTGATTGAACGTACCACCCCACCCGATATTGGTAGTCCCTGTATTTCCGTTTACGCCTGTAGCAGAACCACCCCCTCCACCCGTATGTATCGTATCTTTTTTGATGTTGCCATTTGTATCAATAGTCACCATCATATCATTTAAAGCAGGATTTCTAGGTACGGTTTTTATGCGTAACTTATCAGGAATGACCGTGGTTTGGGCAGATGCACCAAGCCCAAATAGCAATAATGCTACTATTAAGTATTTGGTGTATATGTTTGTAAGTCCCATTGTCCTGTTGGTGAATTGTCAAGTTTAAGATATTTAGCGGGTACGTTTGGTAGTAGTATCAATTGCCCCCAAAGTGCCGTTGGATAAAGTCCGTTTAACGTAGCATCATCAAGTAGCACATCACTATCGTTAGTTATTGGTGGCGAAACAATGTTTGCACCTTGTGGTATAAACCCTGTTATTTGAATATAACCTGTTGTAGGTATACCAAATGTCCAAGTGTATGAGTCAGGTTTATTTACATCCCCACCTAAATTTACTATCGTTGGTACTGTGCCGGTATCTTCCTGCATGGTCGCGAAATCGTCCGTAGTTATAAATAATTGAACAATAGCATTGTCTCCGTATTTAACTGCGTAAGTGGCTTGAAAATTACTTAAAGATATAGTATTAACACCACCACCCACACCAAATTTAATTCTGTCGTAGTTAGCCTGAGCATTCAGAACGGTAGTAATATTTATTGTTGTTCCCGGTACTTGTGCGTTAGGGTCAAAAGCAATACCACCCGCCCATGTTGAGCCAATATCTAATAACTGATTGTAAATATCAACTGCTGCCTCACTTGAATAATCACCTACCCTTAATGAAAAGAAACCTGACTTGATCTTTAAACCCTGACATGAAGCCGTATTCCACTTCACAACACACCCTAATGCTTCTTTTTCGCGTAAAGTTTTTACCAAAGCGGCATTTGCCCGTGACGCGGTGTATACAACATCGGTATATTGCTGCTGCGTTAGCATCCGCATTCCTCCAAATTTATCAGTGCGTTAGCGTCATCAATCGCATTTTGCGCTTCTGACGGGACGTCGAATAAAGTTGCTGTTACCGCTTCGCTATGTGCTAAATCTGCTTTCACCGCAGCATTACATAACTTATGGCAGGTACAGCATCTTAGTTTACGTGATACTTCTCTTGCAGCGTTGTTATAGAAGTTATCCATTAAAGCATTTTCTGTACCTGTTACCTGTGAACCACCCTGAAGGGTAAATACTAAGGCATTATGTAAATAATAATCTTTAGTAATGGTTATCTGTGCAGTAAGGTAAGACGGTGCAAATGTTACAACTGCTATATCGTTTCCAAGACCATCTGTGATAGTGTCGATACGTGACCCGATATTTCCAAGTGTCACACCGTCAGTGTTGTCAGAATAATTTGAGGTGTCTGTTATGATGACAGTTGAGCCATCTGCTGACTGCGAAAGTGATACGGATGGTTGAAAAACTGCCATGTCTTAAAAGTTTTCTAAATATAAATATTTTTAATAATATTACCGTTTCTTTTTATTCTCCGGTGCGTTAGCATCATATTCCCCTACCCTGAACCCTGTAGTGCCTGAAATAGCGCCCGACATAATACCATTAATTACGTTATCCAATGTCATTTTATGCGCTCCGTGTTCTATTGCTGATTTATAAGCCACACTTGCTGCTTCTGCTACGGGCAATGGTGCTTTATTCCAAGCATATTCTCCCCACGTTAGCTTGTGAGCGTGTCCACTTGGTTTATCATTGCTATATGGCAAAACATTACCACTAAAATCTGTTCCTGAAAAAAAGTCTGCGGCTGTCCCATATAGCGGTGCTAATTTTCCCCTTGCATAACCCGCTATTTGCTTTCCTGCAACCGCTATTCTCTTATCTCCGTGTAGTTCTTGTTTACTTTCAAACGGTATCTTACCAATTGTTCTCATAAACATAGCCGCACCTCGCATGCCGGACGTAGGGTCAATCGTCACATCACCAAACTTAAACTTCATGAAATCCGGCTTGTCGGGGTTAGTATAGTTAACAGGGTTTTTTGGATTAACGTTATTTTGAATAGCTGAATTAGCCAATAATAAAGCACTATAAGTGGCTAGTTGCTCGCCCACCCTACGCGCCCATATTTTAGCAAATACCCTATCAGATGCAGTTGCTTTTGATGGATTAAATATAGTGTTTAATGTAGTTTGGGTAGCCTTTACTGGGCTTGCAGTGAGCTTTTCCCATCTTGCCGCCTCCATACCTCCTGCAAATGATGCTTCATTCACCCAAGCAGGTATTTTTACATTAGTAGCGCCTGTAGCAAGGTTAACTAAATGTGCTACACTTTTAGCTACATTTGGGTCATCTCTTTCAGCGGGTGAAAGTTTGTTAAAATGATAGTCAAATAAATCTTGTCTTAATACTTTAATGGCATTAAATCCTTTCTCCCCTGCCATACCAAGTTTGCCTAAAAAATGTTGGCTCTTTTGATATTCTTCTGTATTTACCCTATCAGGATTATTTTTTAATCCCGAACGTTGAGCAATCAAATAATTAGGACTGTTTTTAAGTTCTTCAAGGGCGCGTTGATAATTACCTTCGTTACCGTAGGCGAATTTCCATCCCCTGAAAAATGCAGGAATTGTCTTGTTCCACATAGAGGGATTAAACGCAGTCATACCCGCGTGCGTGCCAACGAATATACCCCCGTGACCAAATACGGCTACACCCCTGAATAAACCTGATATTTTCTGTAATGCTTTGCCAAGAGCAGACTTATTTTGATCTGCTATCCAATTTTTTATTCCTGCTATATTTCGGGCTAAATCAGCCTGCCTTTTCCACATTTCATCCGATACTCGTTTTAGCTTTGGCGTAGTGACCGCTTCACTTACTTGTCTCCATGAAAGACCTAAATCTTGTACTGTTTTTGACAAAGCATCCCGGTAAGAAGTCCCATTTTCAATATAGGTTTGCTTCATATAACCCCAAATATCACGGGCTTCTTCTGTGGTAAATTTATTATCAGTTTTATCTGCAAACCTTTCCTGTAAATCAGCCAAGTCTGTAGAACCACTTTTATCATTATTAAAACGCTTAAATTCTCTTTCAGCTAACTCCTTTTTATTTTGTGGTAATGATTTATACCAATCTGATTCCTGTATGTGTTTAATCCCAGCATCAATAGCATCAGCTATTTTACCACCAGCTTCTATACTTTTTGCAGCAATCTCAATTGCACCATCCCACACTAACGAAGCAGGCGTAGCCGCACTAAATACTCCGGGTCTACTTAATTTAGCATTCTTTCTTAGATTATCTGCTATACGTTTAGCTTTTTGAGACTTAGTTTCGTCTTTAGCTGCTTGCTCACCTGCCTTAAATGCCTTATCGGTTTCTTCTATGAGTTTTGATTCCGCTTCCTGTAGTTTATTTTTCAGGGTTTCATTTTCAGAAGTCAGTGTTTGAACTTTCTTTTCCTGTACTTCTGTTAATGGCTTGCCTGTTAATTTTTCGACCTGACTTTTTACATTGGCATAATCCAATTCAGCATTTTGGTATTCATGTGCTAACTGTCCGTTGAACTCACCGCCTAAATACCCTTTTTTCTCCATTAAGGCAATGAGGTCAGCTTGTTTTTTGGCAAGAGCATCCCGTTCATCGCTTCCTTGTGGTAAATCAGCAATTTCACGGCTATTACGTATCTGCAACTGTGCTAAGATAGACGCAGCCATACCGCCTTCAATGTCGCCATTTTCAACAGCCATATGCGCAGCATCTTCACCGAACTTGTTTATAAAGTCAGTGGCTTGCTTAGAACGTTCTTCCTGACTGAATGACTGACGGGTTAATCCTTTTTCTTCAAGGTATTTCTTTACTTCAGGCTGAATATCACCTTCATAGGCCCGTTTAGTGAGAATAGTTTTCTTCACTTCTTTACCACCATCTGTATTATCACCAGTAAGTTCTTCAGCTACGCCATTAATATCTTCATCCAGTTTTTTACGCACTTCTTCCTCTTTTAATTCAGGATGAGCATTTAAAATATGCTTTACTCCTTCGTTAATAGCATCTGCAAGTTCACCACCTTTTTCAATAACGGTAGCAACGGTCTCTAATGCACCGTCCCATGTAGCTACGGCAATACCTTCCAATCCACCGTGAAGTTGACTACGGTCTGATTTTAAGGCACGTATCTTGTCAGCAAGTGCTTTAGCTTTATCAGCTACCTTTAATCCATCTCCCTCAATAGCGGGTCGTGGTTCTTCTTTTGGCTGTGCATTTTCGCTGCCGCTTGGTGGGAGTGGTTCACCTTGTTTGATTTCCCCGCTACCGACAACGCTATCGCTATTGCCTGTTTCTGCGGTTTGCCCGCTGACATTTCCGTCTTGATGTTGTTCGATACCGCTTGTCGGCTCGACCCCTGTTGTAGTGGCATCTGTATTTTCTCCTTTCTGTTGTGCTATTTCTTGTCTGACTTCGGCTTTGTCGGATTCACTAATTGTGCCTGTATCAGCCGATGTTTCAGGTTGGGTTTTGGCTTCTTCTCCATGATATTTTAATTTATGGTTTTCTAAAGTAGTAATATCTTCTCCCAACTGCTCCTGCATAGCCTCGATTTGAGGTACAGTAAGCCTTCGGGTATCTGACTCTTTCATTTTAGTCAGTTGCTTATACTTATTGTACAGCCAATCACTTGCTTCATTAACAGCAACGGGGTCAGTTGGTAAATCAGCATCAACCCTGTCAAAAGTTCTTACCACATGCTCCGGTAAATCTTCCATTAAGTCTATATGATGGTCAGGGAAGTTCTTTTGAAACTCCGCTATCTTAGCGTCCGTATCCGCTTGTTGTGCCTTTAAATCAACTTGAGGTTCTTCATTAACTTTTTCAACAGGGGCTTCTGGTGGTGTTTCAGGTACGCCATTTTCAGTAATCGGTTTATTTTGTGATTCATTTGCTTGTTCTACTTTACCTGCTTTTACATCCCGTTCCATCGCTTCCAGTTCATAACGGGATTTAGTTATTGGTTCTTTAACACCACCAACTGTTTTAAAATATTGTCCTTCATCGCCATTGGCTTCTGTTCCTTTGGAATAAGTTGCTCTTTCACCTGTCACTAATCCTCTTAACTTGTCATCAGCCTGATCGATCTTATTCTGTATCAATTCTTCCTGTGGAGAGGGTATTTCTGATACGGACGGATGTAACTGCGCACGTTCCTGCCGCATCTTATCTAAACTTTCCTTTAATGCATCCTGTCCTAAAACAATCGATACCCCTTTCTGCATCTTTTCAGGCGGCAGGGTTTTAGGTAGTTTCCCTACGGTTGAAGCTAATAGATCAACACCTTTGCTTGCGTCGGTTATTTCCTGTTCTGTCCATCCTTTTTCCTGACCCGTTTGCGCTAACTGCGCTTTTACTGCTGTAACATTTTCAGGGGAACTATCGTTCTGTAAACTTTCAATTATTGGCGCTCTGTGATTGCCTAATTTTCCTAATGCCTCACCTGCACCACCAATAGCACCGAATATAGCTGCTGGTGAGGTGGCTATATTGCCTAATGCCGTCAATGGGCTTCCCTGAGCATATTTATCCAGCCCGAAAGGTTCTGCTACTCCCTGAACAAAATCTTGTC